TAAATGGTTATTTGAATCTAAATGGTAATACAGAAATATATAATACTAATCTAACATTTAGATGGAAAAATGGAAATACTTTTTGGGCAGGAGCAGGTGATTTAAGTGGTACTACAGGTATTGCAGATATGGGGTCTTCCCAAGTAAATGATTTTAGTAGTTTTTCTAATTGGGAGCAAGTTTACTATAATGGATTAGTAATAAAAGGGTGTACTTTTACAAGTGCAGGAAGTGCTTCAGTAGGTCAGTTAGTTTATCAACGTGCTGATGGAACTTGGGCATTGGCAGATGCAGATAATAGTTCGGCATCATTCCTTTTGGGAATTGCATTAGATGATGTGGTTGCAGATGGGTCATTCTCTGTTTTATTAAATGGTATTTATGCTACCTCTTATCACGACCAAAATGGAAGTGCTAATTTAGGTTATCCATTATATGTTTCACCAACGGCAGGGAATGTAACTGAAACTGCACCATCAACAAGTGGTCAATATGTTAGATTAATTGGTCACAATTTAAATACAGGAACAGATGTTCAAGTTATTAGATTTGACCCCGATTGTACTTGGATAGTAATTTAAAATAAAAAATAAAATGAGATATGGCAAGTGTTAATGGTATCCCTTTTGCAAGTGTAAACCCAACAGATTATTGTTTACCAATGAATAATAGTGGTGGTGGATTTGATAATTCAGCACTATTTTATAAAAGGGTATATCCGTGGGATGTACAAGAAACATTATTTACAGATTTTGAATATTTTTCTACAGGTTTTCCAAGTGGTGGATTGTATATTTTTCCTCAACAAAATATTCCTTTCAGCACATTAAAATATAGAACATATATAGGAGATTTTAATAATAATTCTACAGGAGAGGCTATATTAATGGACAATGGTGGCATTTCAATAGTGGGTAACACTTCTATATCAATAAACTCGCAAGGTAGTCTTGGAATAACTGCAGGAGAACAAATTCAAATTGTAAATGGATATGGTCAGAGTCCTTTAAATATAAGGTCTTTAATTATGGCTACAAATGGTGATGCAGGATTTGGTTTTGTAGTTGATGTACCCGATATGGGTGGTCAATATGTTATACCTTGCTTTAATATGAACAGATAAAAAATAAAAAAGATGGCTTTAATAGTTTCTAATTCAAAAATAAAAAATACAGAAATAGATGCGCCTACAATGTATGTTAGGTTGCAATTTATTGCATTATATGATGGTTCTAAATCTAATGTCTTTCTAAAATCATATTTAAGTAAAGAAGTATTTGATAATGATTCAAAAGCATTTGTAGAAACAAATATACCCGAACTATTGTTGGTACAAATTCCTGTTGGACAGAATCAAGATTTATCAACAATCCATACATTGACTAAAGATGCTTTAGAACAATTAGGATTTGTAGTAACTATAGATTTAACATAAATTAAATTAAAAAACCAAATAAACATGGATCCAGAAAAAGCTATAAAAATGCTTGAACAAGCATTGAATCAAGCAACTATAAAAGGAGCATTTGATCTTAATGAAGTTTCTCATATTATACAAGCACTTCAAGCATTAAAACCTTTAATTGATAAAAAATAATTGTATATTTGCTTAAAACCAACAGCAAATGAACAACATATGTCAACTGGCATTAGCTAATGGAGGCTCTGTCAATTATCTTATAATCCCAGGAAATATTACTGAAGGTTTAGGTCTTACTAATCCATCTATCTATTATAGTGATGGGTTATACACATTAAACCTAAGACATGTTCAATATGCACTATATCATAGTGAGAATGAACAAAAGTATCAGACTCCATGGGGACCATTAGCATATCTTAACCCAGAAGATGACGTAACTCTTAGAACTACAAACTATGTTTGTTATCTAGATCCTAATACTCTAGCAATTGATAGTCACTATAAAGTAGATACATCTAAGTTAGATGTAGCTCCTGTATGGGAATTTATTGGATTGGAAGATGCAAGAATTGCATATTGGAATGATAAGTTCTATCTCACAGGTGTACGTAGAGATACTAAAACAGATGGTGAAGGAAGAATGGAACTATCTGTAATTGACAATAATGCTAAAGAAACTGAGAGATATAGAATAGAACCACCTACACATTCTTATTGTGAGAAGAACTGGATGCCTATTCTTGATATGCCATACCATTATGTTAAATGGACTAACCCTACAGAAGTAGTAAAAGTAGATCCTAAAAAAGGCACCTCAGTTTCAGTAAAGATTGTTGAACAAGATGTTAAGTTTCCTAGAGATATTAGAGGTGGATCCCAAGTTATTACGTACGGTGATTACTATGTAGCTCTCACACATGAAGTAGACCTATGGTTTAATGAGCAAGGAAAGAAAGATGCTCATTATTATCACCGCTTTATTGTTTGGGATAAAGACTGGAAGATAGTTCATTACTCTCCAGAGTTTAAGTTTATGACAGGAAATATTGAGTTCTCCTGTGGTTTAGCATATGATGGTGATAGTTTTATTATCCCATTTGGTTTTCAGGACTCTACGGCCTTTATTTTAAAACTTCCTGTCACAGTTTTTAATGAAATTTGTGACATACCAAATACAGAAGTTAAACCAATTACTAGAGGTATAACACCATCTAAGTTAGAAAAGTTTATTAATGATCCATACAATGCATCAAAAGCATTTGATATGGGTAACTATTATTTTACTAATTCTCACTATGCCTCTGCAATGTCATTCTTCTTAAGAGCTGCAGAATACAGTAAGAATAATGAACTAACATATGACTCACTAATTATGGTTGCTAAGTCTCTATCTGCTTTAGGTAGAAGAAAAGTAACTGAATTAGGTCTATGGCAAAATGCTATTGCTCTTGAACCAACAAGACCAGATGCATATTTACATATAAGTGAGTATCATGAACAAATGAAAAACTATCATCAATCTTATTCACATGCTGTAATGGGTTTACACTTTACAGAAGTAGGTAGTACTCATTACTGGGAACTTATGTTTCAAAAAGCAGTTGCTGCATGGTGGATTGGTAGAGGTAAAGAAGCAAGAGATACATTTGCATACCTTGCTGACAATGCAAAGAATCTTACAGAAAAGTACCAAAAATTGGTACAAACTAATATTACATCATTAGGCTCAGGACCAGATCCATTCCTTAGATATCATAAAGGATTCTATGATCAGCTAAGATATAAGTTTCCAGGAGCAGAAAAAATTGAGAAAAACTATTCTCAGACATATCAAGATATGTTTGTTTTAACAATGCTTGATGGTAAAAGAAATGGTAAGTACTTTGAGATTGGTGCAGCAGATCCATACTATGGTAGTAACTCAGCATTACTAGAAGAGTTTGGTTGGACTGGAACATCTTTAGAAATTAAAGAAGAAGAAGTAACTAAGTTCAATGGAGTACGTAAGAACAAAGCTACACTAGTAGATGCTACTAAATTTGATTATAGTGTTCTTAAAGGTCACATAGACTATTTACAAGTAGACTGTGAACCACCAAGCACAACATTTGAGATTCTTAAAATGATCCCATTTGATAAATGTACATTTGGAGTAATTACATTTGAACATGACTACTATGCAGATATTACAAGATCCTACAGAGAGTTAGGAAGACATTATCTTTTATCAAGAGGATATGTACTTGTAGCAAGTAACATTGCACCTAATGACACTAGTGCATATGAAGACTGGTATGTACATCCTAAACATGTTGATGATAAAATACTTAAGATTATGTTAGCAGCAGATGACACAGTTAAAAATGCAGAAAAATATATGCTAGGAATGTTATAAATTTTTCGTATATTATATGTATGAAGTATATACATATATCACGGATTAATCTTTCTACTATGTTGCAGGTATGTCTAATAGTGATGTGCCTGTTTCTGCTTTTAAGGAAACCTAAGCAAGTTTATCCAGTAAGCAAGCAGAAAACCATAGAAAGAAGAATAGAAGGTAGGGAGACTATTATTAGGGAGCAAGGTAAAGTAATTGATAACAGTAAATCAATCATAGCTCAACTTAATAATGGTCTTTCTGATTTACAGGCTCAGCTAGAAGAAGTAAAAAATGCTAGAGATACCTTCAGAATTATCCAGATCCAAGATACAATGATCCATGTACTTTATAGAAGAGATAAAGAAAAAGATGCTATTATAGCTGCCCAAGATACTGTTATACAAGCGCAGAGATATATTATCAACTCAAAAGATACTATAATAACAGCTCAAGCCTTTGATTTGAAAAGAATAAAAAGACAAAGAAACATCTCAATACTAATAAACGGATTATTAACCACAGGATTAATTATCAAATGAAAACTAAAATAACTTTTTTTACATTGTCAGTCTTATCAATATTTTCTCCGATAGAATTGAGTTCTATTCTTTTAATGTTTGTAATCTTTGTTGATACTATAATTAAACTAATTTCTCTTAAGAAAATAGCCTGTGCAGAAAACAGAACTTATAAGGAAGTGTTTAAATCTAAAATATTAAGAAGAGGTTATATATTTAAAGCCGCTGGTTACTACATATTAGCAATAGCAGTATTTCCTTTAGACTATTATGGTTTTACACCATTTGTTAATACACTTCTTAAAACAGCCGGATATGATGTTGTAATACCTACCACAGCACTATTTACAAACATACTTATTTATATATTTGCTATAATTGAACTATCTTCAATTAATGAAAATTGGTTTGATCTTACAGGTAATAATATATTTAAATCAGTATATAGAGTAGTTAAAGCTATTAGAGGAGGTATTCAAAAAGTCTCTGATACTTATAAAGAATTTAAAAACTAATATGAACTATAACTTTTTAAAAGAAGAGAAGTCTCCACAGATTCTAGTTCAAGCTGTAAAGATGCTTGGTACTAAAGAGATTGTAGGTAAAGAACATAACCCTGTAATTATGGGATGGGCTAAGGAACTCGGATTACAAAAAGTATATACTGCAGATGAGATTCCATGGTGTGGTTTAGCAGTAGCCTATGCAGCACATAAAGCAGGAGTACAAGTAGTAGATAAACCACTATGGGCACTTAACTGGGCTAAGTTTGGAAACAAAGTTAGTGAACCTATGTTAGGTGATGTACTCACTTTTAAAAGAAATGGTGGTGGACATGTAGGAATATATGTTGGAGAAGATAAGGATTGTTATCATGTACTTGGAGGAAACCAAGGAAATGCAATGAGTGTAACTAGAATATTAAAATCAAGATTGTACCAGGCAAGAAGAACAGCATGGAAAGTTGCTCAACCCAAAAATGTCCGTAAGATATTTTTAGATGCAAAAGGTACAATCAGTAAAAATGAAGCATAATGAAATTTAGAAACGGTTGGAATACCTACACAAAACAATGGGACAAACTTGCAATCAAGTTAAGATTCTCATTCATTGATATCTTATCTATAGAAGTAGATATATCAAGAAACTTTTATTTACTGACAGTATTTAACTTAACTATTAAAAGCAGATAATCATGAAAAAGGCAAAAGGACTAGCTGGTACTAAGTGCGCTCTAGAACATTCAAAAACAATGTATTCAACAGGTGGATCCATGATTAAACCTAAATACCAAATGGGGGGTGAGTCTCAAATGACAGATCTAGGAACTCTTAAGAGAAAAATTAAAAAAGGTTTTAGAAAGGTTAAAAATGCAATAAAAAATCCTGGAGGAGGTAGTCATACCCCTACATTCCATAAACCTAAGTGTGGAGGCCCAGGTCACTATTGTTAATATAACTTAAACTACTAGAGTCCAGGTACTTTCAGTGCCTGGATTTTTTTATTTAAACAATATACATTTAAACTTTTTTTGTATATTTGTTGTAAACCAATAAATTAATTATTATGGAAAACCAACAAGAAAGAGAGTTGACAGCTGAAGAACTAGCTGCTCAAAAAGAACAAATGCTTCAATTTTATACTGAATCTCTACCATATTTAGAAGCACAGCTTAAGTATGAAGAAGTTCTTATGAAAATTGATGAGGTAAGATTCAAAAGAACTAATATCCAGATGCAGTATGCAATGATGGCACAAGCTCAACAAGAAGCTGAAGGAGAATTAGAAGGAGAAGATTCTGACATTGATAATCAGCCTGAAGTACCTGAACAAGGTAAGAGGAAGCTTAGAAAACAATAGTCATGGCTATAGTAAATCAAGTACAGAAGAGAGTAAAAATGCCTAAATGGGATTTGGTTAAATTTCAAATTCTAACTCACTGCTATATTAATAAGTTTTCAATAAGTGAATCTGACTTGAATTGTTTAACACTATTAAGCTTTAATCAACCAATTGAACTAACTGATTTCTGTTATGATGCTTCTTCAGAAGAAGGATGGATTTTTAAATCACCCCAAACTGTTAGAAATTCAATAAATAAAGCAGAAAAACTTGGACTAGTCATAAGAGACCAAGAAAACAAAAAATCTATTTTATTAAACCCAAACATGAAAGTGCAAACTGAGGGTACAGTTTTGTTAGATTTTAAATTCTTAGGATATGAATCCAAAGAAGTCTAGTACTTTATATAAAGAAGTTTCAGAAGAAAATAATGTTTCTGAAATGCTTGTAAGTGATGTTGTAGAATATTACTATAAAGAACTTAGATTATTACTAAGTGGTCTTAAGTACCCAAGAATAAATGTTGAAGGTTTAGGTCAATTTGTTATTAAACAAAAGCTTGCTGAGACATACATAGAAAAGCTAAATAAAATACTACCCTCACATGATGTTTCTACTTTTAAAGCATATCACAACAAAAAGTCCATGGAAGAAAAACTTCAGTTGCTAAATGATGTGTCACTAAAAATAGAGGAAGAAAGAAAGAGGAAAATAGAATTTTTTAAAAACAAGAACAATGAAAACAGTACTGAAAGCAATTTGGGAGAATAGAAAAGGAATCCTAGAAGGTATAAAAAACTCAGTAATTAGAGATGAGTTTGTAGAAGATGTATCACGTATGAGATATGATGTCTGTGATGAATGTCCTAGTAAAGGAAAGAAATGTGCAGTAAAAGGTACAGCTCCATGTTGTAATGAATGTGGTTGTTCATTAGCTTTTAAGACAAGATCTCTTTCTTCAGAATGTCCTCTTGGTAAATGGCAAGCTATTACCACAGAAGAGGAAGAAGATAAATTAGACCAGTTATGAGCATAGTATTTAATGCAGATGATCATAGTTATGTTAGTGTAGATCCAAATGATCAGATCAAATGGACTAGTGTAACTACATTAATTTCAAGTTTAAAGAAACCTTTTGATGCAAAAACAGTTGCAGCTAAAGTATCTAAGAACAAGAAGTCTAAATGGTATGGTATTACTCAGAAAACCATATTAGAAATATGGGAAAATGAAGCTAATAGAGCTACTACACTTGGTACATTTTATCATAACCAAAGAGAATCTGACTTGTGCTCATTAGCATCTATTGAAAGAGAAGGTGTTACTGTTCCAGTATTTAAGCCTTATGAAGCAGAAAATGGTCTAAAAATTGCTCCTTCACAAAAATTAGAACCAGGCGTGTATCCTGAACATATGGTCTATCTTAAGTCAGCAGGCTTATGCGGCCAATCAGATTTAGTTGAAGTAGTCAATGGTAGAGTTAATATCATTGACTACAAAACTAATAAGGAAATTAAAACAGAATCTTTTAAGAACTGGGAAGGAATGTCTGAGAAAATGCTTCCACCTGTAGATCATTTAGATGATTGTAATTTTAATCACTATGCATTACAGTTAAGTGTATATATGTACATTATCTTAAAGCATAATCCTAAACTTCAACCAGGAAAGATATTTATTCATCATATTACATTTGAAACATCAGGAGAAGATCAATATGGTTACCCTATTGCTAAATTAGATGATAATGGAGAACCAAAAGTATTAGAAGTAATACCAATGCCAGTACCTTATCTTTATGATGAGGTTATCTCAGTTATCAACTATCTTAAGGAGAATCCTTATATTATTAAAAAGAAGTAATATGCTAGTCAGACTATTTGACGTACAAAATGGTATAGTAATTCCTACGGAACATTGCTATACATTAAAAGCCCTCAAAGATATCATGGATAACTATCCAGATGATTATCTTAAAATATATCTCTATTTGTTTTATATGACTTGTCCTAATCCGGATATGAATCCTTTCTTTCATACTCCAGAGATAGATAAAGAACACATTATTCTAAAAGAAATAGAAGCTGAATTCTCAACTGAAGATGATGATATACATACAGCTCTTTTATTTTGTGAAAGAATGTATGAAACACCTACATCTAGAGCATATAAAGGAATGGCTTCTATGTTGGATAGATTAGCTAGATATATGGAAACAACCCCCATTTCTGCTGGTAGAGATGGAAATATTAATTCACTAGTGGCTGCAGCCAAAAACTTTGACCAGATTAGAGCATCATTTAAAGGAGTATATAAAGACCTTCAAGATGAACAGTCTAGTAAAGTACGCGGAGGCCAGGGACTTGCTTATGATAGTTAATTATGAGTGAGATTTATCAAGACATACCAACCTATGACAATGGAACATGGACAACAACAAGCTTTGAATCCAGAGAGGACTTCAGCAACTTCATATTTGGGCTTTTCAGAGAACCCGGTAATTACAAGTTCAACAATACAACTAATCAGATATTTATATCTGAGTCAAACAAATTTAGAGATACTGGAGTATATTGTACAGCCCCGTTCAAATCAAAAGACTTTATTGCCTATTGGGATGATCAAAAGCTAAAGTGTAGAAAAGGTGTTATTATAAAAGATGAAACTGATACATGGTTTCTTGCAAGAGAATACTACATGTGGCTTAACTTTTTACCAATCTTTGATAAGGAACAACAAAAATTTGACTTTGCTAAGATTAGAGATGCACAGTATCATATGGCTCTTTATGAGTTATTAGCTGAGTTAAACTATAAACATGCAGCTATCTTAAAGAAACGTCAGATTGCATCTTCTTATTATCATATGGCCAAGTTTATAAACCAACAATGGTTTGAAGCTGGGGTTACCCTTAAAATGGGAGCAAGTCTTAAAGATTACATTAATGAGAAAGGATCCTGGAAATTCTTACAAGAATATGCAGCCTTCTTAAATGAACATACTGCATGGTATAGACCTATGTCACCAGATAAGGTAATGATGTGGCAACAGAAGATTGAAGTAAGAAAAGGAGATAGAAAAACAGAAGTTGGTCTTAAAGGCACTATACAAGGTATGTCATTTGAGAAAGATCCAACAAATGGTGTAGGAGGTCCAGTAAAATACTTCTTTCATGAGGAAGCAGGAATTGCCCCTAAGATGGATCAGACATATGAGTATATGCGCCCAGCTATGAGATCTGGTATGGTTACTACAGGAATGTTTATTGCAGCAGGATCTGTGGGTGACTTGTCCCAGTGTAATCCACTAAGAGATATGATTCTTAATCCACTCTCTAAAGATATCTATGCTGTAGAAACAAATCTATTAGATAATAAAGGAACTGTAGGTTTGTCAGGTTTGTTTATTCCTGAACAATGGTCAATGCCTCCATACATAGATGACTTTGGTAATTCTAAAGTAGAAGAAGCATTAAAAGCTTTAGATGATCAATTTGAACAGTGGAAAAAAGAACTTGCTCCAGAAGATTATCAGTTACGTATTTCTCAGCATCCAAGAAATATCAGAGAAGCATTTGCACATAGATCTGTATCTGTATTCCCAATGCATTTAGTTGCTGCTCAACAAAGAAGAATAGAAGAAAAAGAATATTCTTATGAGTTCTTAGATATATTTACTGATGAAAATGGTAAGGTAGCTGTTAAGTCTACAGATAAACAACCAATTAAAGAATTTCCAGTTCCCAAAAAACTAGAAGATAAAACAGGAGTTTTAGTAGTATGGGAGAGACCAATAGCAGATCCTACATTTGGACAGTACTATGCTTCTATTGACCCCGTATCTGAAGGTAAAACAACAACATCAGAATCTCTCTGTTCTATTTATATTATGAAAGCTCCTGTAGAAGTTACTAAGGTAACTCTAGGAGAAACAGAAACCTATATTGAACCAGATAAAATTGTAGCAGCTTGGTGCGGAAGATTTGATGATATTAACAAAACTCACCAAAAATTAGAGCTAATTATAGAATGGTACAATGCATGGACAGTAATAGAGAACAACATCTCTCTGTTCATACAGTATATGATATCAAGAAAGAAACAAAGATATCTAGTACCTAAAAGTCAAATCATGTTCTTAAAAGATTTAGGAGCAAATGCAAATGTATTCCAGGAGTATGGTTGGAAAAACACAGGTACTCTATTTAAAGCACACTTATTAAGTTACGCTATTGAATACACCAAAGAAGAATTAGATGTAGAAACTAAAACAGATGGTTCTGTAGTTAGAACCAAATATGGAATAGAACGTATTCCAGATCCAATGTTATTAAAAGAAATGCAAGAATATGCAGATGGAGTCAACGTGGATAGACTAGTATCTTTTGCAGCACTTGTTGCATTTATGAGAATACAACAAGCAAACAGAGGATATAGTAAAAGAGTAATCATGGATGATGCTTCTAAAAACTTGCAAAAGTCAAATAATTTGTTTAAATTAAATAGAACCCCGTTCCGTCATATGGGATCTGGGGGACGAGTTATTAATGGTCAAGTTTTTAATAGGTCTGCTTTTAAAAACCTTAAATAATAGATATGCAGGTATATAATGCTTTACAGTTAAAAAATGGTGCTAAAGTCAAACAGAATAGACTTGGTAGCATTATGCAACCATTACAATTTTTACCTGAGAAAGAAAAGGATGAAGAATGGGCAGCATGGAATCTTGACTGGTTAGAATGGCAGGGACTGAAACAAATCCGTAGAAATGCCCGCAGGTTAATGAAGAACTACAAACTTGCTAAGGGTATTATTGATAGAACTGATTACATAGTAGAAGAGAATAATGAATACAGAGATGTTGTTGAACTACTTACTAAAGATGATCCCTCAGCATTAGAATTAAAGTTCTATCCAATTATTCCAAATGTTATTAATGTTCTTGTAGCTGAATTTGCAAAGAGAACAACTAAACTTACTTATAGAGCAATTGATGAGCTCTCATATAATGAGATGCTAGAGCAAAAAAGACAGATGGTTGAAGAAACCCTTATGGCAGATGCTAAAACAAAAATTATTGCAGCTCTAGTTGAACAAGGTTTAGATCCAGATTCTGAAGAAGCACAAGCAGAAACTTCTCCTGAAAAACTTAAGTCACTTCCTGAAATTGAACAGTTCTTTAAAAAGAGCTACAGATCAATGATTGAAGAATGGGCAACTCATCAGCATAAAGTTGATGTAGAAAGATTTAAAATGGATGAGCTTGAAGAAAGAGCTTTCCGTGATATGCTTATTACAGATAGGGAGTTCTGGCATTTCCATATGATGGAAGATGACTATGATGTAGAACTATGGAATCCAGTAACTACATTCTATCATAAATCCCCGGACATTAGATATATTTCTCAAGGTAACTGGGTAGGTAAAATTGATATGCTTACACCTTCTGATGTTATTGATAAGTATGGTTATGTAATGACAGAAGAACAACTTGCTGCATTAGAAGCTATTTACCCTATTAGATCAGCAGGTTATACTATTGGTGGCTATCAAAATGATGGTACTTACTATGATGGTACTAAATCACATGAGTGGAACACCAATATGCCATCTCTTGCATATAGACAATATACATCTGCAGTAGCAGGATCTGTAACTGATGGTGGTGATATTATAAATCAAATTCTATCTCAGGGAGAAGATTATTTTGATAACGGTCAATCTTTCTTATTAAGAGTTACTACAGGTTATTGGAAGTCTCAAAGAAAGGTTGGACACTTAACTAAAGTTAGTGATACAGGAGAAGTAGTTACTGAAATTGTTACTGAAGCATATAAAGTAATTGATAAACCTGTATATGATACAAGACTCTTTAAAAACAAAACAAGAGATAATGTGATCTTTGGAGAACATATTGATTGGATTTGGGTAAATGAAGTTTGGGGTGGTGTTAAAATTGGACCTAACATCCCATCTTTCTGGGGTATGAACAATCCAGGTGGATTTAGTCCAATTTATATTGGTGTTCAGAAAAATCATATTGGACCGCTTAAGTTTCAATTTAAGGGAGATTCATCTCTCTATGGTTGCAAACTTCCTGTAGAAGGTTCTGTATTCTCAGATAGAAATACTAAGTCTACAGCACTAATAGATCTAATGAAACCATACCAGATTGGGTACAACATTGTAAACAATCAAATTGCAGATATCCTTGTAGATGAGCTAGGAACTGTAATTATGTTAGATCAGAATACTTTACCTAAACACTCACTTGGTGAAGACTGGGGTAAAGGTAATTACGCTAATGCATATGTAGCAATGAAGAACTTCCAAATTCTTCCTCTTGATACCTCTATTACAAATACTGAGAATGCATTAAATTTCCAACACTTCCAAAAACTTGATCTTGATCAGACTAATAGATTGATGTCAAGAATTCAGTTAGCTAATCACTTTAAACAACAAGCATATGATGTAATTGGTGTTAATCCACAAAGGATGGGACAACAGTTATCTCAAATGACTGCTACAGGAGTAGAACAGGCTGCTGCAGCGTCTTATGCTCAGACAGAGGTATTCTTTATCCAGCACTGTGATTATCTAATGCCTAGAGTCCACCAAATGCGTACAGACTTAGCTCAGTACTATAATTCAACTAAGCCATCTGCAAGATTAAGTTATATGACTGCAGCAGATGAAAAAGTAAACTTTGAGATTAATGGTACTGATTTATTAATGAGAGATCTTAATATATTCTGTAGTACTACTGCAAACCATAGATCAATTCTTGAGCAATTGAAACAAATGGCAATGCAGAATAATACTACTGGAGCATCTATCTATGACCTAGGTAAAATTGTACAATCTGAATCAGTTGCTGAACTTACTACTGCACTTAAAGATTCTGAGCAAAAACAACAAGCTCAAAAAGAACAAGAAATGCAGCAACAACAAGAAATGCAGCAACAACAAATTCAATCTCAACAAGAAATTGAGAAGATGAAGATTGATTCAGTAGCTGCTGAAAAAGAAAAAGATAGACAAAGAGATATCTTGGTTGCTGAAATTAGAGCTGCTGGTTATGGATCTATGGTTGATGTTAATAAAAATGAGCAATCAGATTATGTTGATGCTATGAAAGATATTAGACAATCTGAATCATATCAGCAACAAACTACTCTTCAAAGAGAAAAGCAGTCTAATGAAAACCTTAGGCAATCTCAAAAGATGGATATAGAAAGAGAAAAGATACAAGCACAAAAAGAAATAGCAGATAAACAACTTCAAATTGCTAGAGAGAATAAAAATAGATTTGATAAAAAATCAAATGAAAAGAAATAGTTATTGGATAGCTATATAATCCAAAAAATTATCAAATCCATTTTAAATATTTGAAGTTTAATTTGTATATTAAATTATAAACAAAACCAACAGTTATGGCAGAACCAACAAAAAATCCTGAGGAAGATCAGGTGTTAGACACTACAACGGTAGGTCAAGCAGATGTTAACATTGATGAGCTATTTGGAATGCCTGGAGCAGAAAATGTAATGCTTCCTTCAGATAGTCCAACAGAAGATAGTCCAAAGTCAGTTTTCTCAAAAGCTGATAATTTAGACACTACGTTCCTTGACAAAACTGAAACTAAATCTGATGATACAACTAAACCAGTTAGTTCCACAGAGGTAGATGAAGCAATTGCTCAACTGGATGATATGATCACCCAAGAAGAGGATGCAGGTAATAAGGGAAGACCTAAAGTAGATAAATCAGGTCTTGCTGAGCTAGCAAGTAAAATGATTGAGGAAGGTGCTCTTATTCCATTTGATGATGATAAACCATTAGAGGAATATACTACAAAGGACTTCCGTGAATTATTTGAAGCTAACTTTCAGGAAAGAGAAAACAAAATTAGACAAGACACTCCAAAAGAGTTCTTTCAATCTCTACCAGAAGAACTTCAAGTTGCTGCTAAATATGTAGCTGATGGAGGTACAGATCTTAAATCTCTTTTTAGAACTCTTGCAGAAGTAGAAGAAGTAATTGATCTTGATCCTACAAATGAATATGATCAAGCAGAAATTGCAAGACAGTACTTATATGCTACAAGATTTGGTACTCCTGAAGAAATTGAAGCTGAGATTAATGATTGGGCTGATATGGGTAGACTAGAGCAAAAGGCTCAACAGTTCAAACCAAAGTTGGACAGAATGCAAGAGGAAGTTGTAGCTAGAAAACTTGCAGAACAAGAATATAAAAAACAGCAACAAGCAGAGCAAGCAAAAGCATATACAGAAAATGTATATAACACACTTCTTGCTGGTGAACTAAATGGTATTAAATTAGATAAGAAAACACAAAGCATGTTGTACTCAGGTTTGGTACAACCTAGTTATCCTTCTATCTCAGGGAGACAAACTAATTTATTAGGACACTTACTTGAGAAGTATCAGTTTGTTGAACCAAGACATGATTTAATTTCAGAAGCTCTCTGGTTACTTTCTGATCCAGAAGGTTATAAAGGAAGAATAAAAGAACAAGGGTCTAAAGCAGCTGTAGAAAAAACAGTAAGACAATTGAAAACAGAAGAAGCAAGAAAAATTTCTTCATCTGCACAACAAGAGTCTGATGATGCAAGAAGACCAAGTAATAAACCACAAAGAACACTCTCTAGACAAAACAATTTGTTCAAGAGATTTTAATTAGTAACAAATAAACAAATAAATAAAAAATGGCAACTCCAGTTTTAAACAATGGTATATTCCTTAGGGATACCGCTTACAACGCAAGTTCCCATGTGGATTCTTACCACTTGGTGAATATGCTGAAAGATGCTGAGCCAATGGATCTTGGTCCAGTGGATCTATGGGCTATGGCTCAGAAAGTAGAAATGCCCCTTTATCAAATGTCTTCATTTGGTGGCAAAAATGTAATCAACGTAGATAATGCTCGTGGAGAGTATAGATGGCAGACTCCTGTATCTATTGATCTTCCTTACATTGTTGAGGATATTGAGCCAAACAATGATTTCAAAGGTATTGAAGGTACTACTTTCCGTATCAAACTCAACAAAAGAGAATTTGGACATGGTGATATCATCACTTATGACAAATACAATGGTGTTGAGATGTACATCACTGCAGAAGATATTCTTCCTTTAGGTGATGGCTTTATCTATACTGTACAGTTAGTTAACAATGATAACTACAAATATCTTGATAGCAAGTATTTGGCTAATGGTACTAAAGTATTCCGTAAAGGTTCTGCAAGAGGTGAATATGGTGAAAGATTCTCTGACATCATTACTAATGCTGGTTTCCGTGAATTCTACAACTTTGTAGGAGGTGCTGAAGCTCACGTTCACTACTCTATCTCTAGCCGTGCTGACTTGATGATCAAAGGTGGTATGAATGCAGATGGTACAGTTCCTGTAACTGAAATCTGGAGAACTCATGACAAAAACTTAGATCCATCAATTGCTTCTTTGGAAGACATGGTTAAAGTTATGGGTAAAGATGCAGTTAAGAAAGCATTTGACAATGGTAACTTGTCACGTACATTCTTGACCAATATGGAAGCTGCTCACTTGAGCAAAATTGCTACTGACATTGAAACTTACTTAATGTGGGGTCATGGTGGTAGAGTTCGTCAAGATGGTCCAGATGATGTTAGATTGTCTGTGGGTCTTTGGAAGCAGTTGGATAACTCATTCAAAAGAGTATACAACAAAAACAACTTCACACTTGACTTGTTCCGTTCTGAGATCTACAACTTCTTCAATGGTAAAGTTGAATTCCAAGGTCCAGATCCAAAACGTAGCCTAGTTGTACAAACAGGTATGGGTGGTATGCGTATGGTTAATGAGGCTATCAAACAAGAGGCTATCTCTTCTGGTCTTCTTATCCAAGCTGCTGACATAGGTGCAATCACTGGTAAAGGTATGGACTTGAACTTTGGTTTTGCATATACTTCATATGTAATTCCATTCTTGGCAAATGTTAAGTTTGTTCTTAACCCAGCATTTGACAATGTTAATACTAATGACATTGAGAACCCAATCATTGATGGTTTCCCATTATCTTCTTACTCATTCATTATCTTTGATATCACTGACAATACTAATGACAACATCTTCTTGTTGAAATTGTCTTGGGATAATCAATTGAAATGGTGGTATCAAAATGGTACTATGGACTACATGGGACGTAGCCAAGGCTTCCAGTCTTCAGGTCAGTTCAATGGTTACCGTGTAATGATGTCTCAAACAATGCCAGCTATCTGGGTTAAAGACCCTACTAAAGTGTTGAAAATTGTTATGAGAAACCCAATTACTGGTGGATCATTCTAATCTAAACTAGAAACAAGGGAGGGGGAAACTCCTCCCTTTTTTTCTCTATATTTAACCAACAAAAAATAAAACCAACAAAACATGGAAAATTTCACAATGGTAGAAACCGGTCATGGTACCGTAAAGAAATCAGCAATTGCTGTAAGACCGTTCTTTGACAATGCAGTCTCTAATATGGGGCTAGAAAATTATGGCTTATCTCTATATGATGGAGTTAAGCACTTTGAACAACTTGCTTGTTTAGAGCAGAATGGAGTAGTAAGATACCTTACTGGTCTAAATGAATTTGCTCCAGAAGTTAAACTTCTTAAGGGTGATGATAAAGAAGCAAGAATAAGAGAAATTAGAACAGCTGTTGCTGAACTTGAGCAAGAGTTAGCAGCTAATGTTTTAGATATTAATGATCCTCAGTTCTGGAATCAAGTTAAATTACTTAAACCAGATAACAAAGAATTCTGGAATAGAATTAGTATATCTTGTGGTAATGAGCCTTTATTTCTAGATCCTAATGATCCTTATGATAGAATTAAACTATATGCTATTGAGGCTGGTGGTTTTTCTATTGTAGCAAAAAGTTTTGATGATGCAAGATCAAGAGCTGTTCCACCTAAGTTTTACTTAGACAAACAAGAGCAGACAGTTATTGCAAGAACTGAATACAAGAAAATGCGTAACAAAGCACTTTCTGAACTTCAGAAATTATTTGACAAAAACAGTACTAAACTATTCTATGTAGCTAAAGTAGTAGATGGTAACAGTACACAATATAGAAAGTCAACACCTAATGATGTTATGTATGAGAATATGGACTTGTACATCAATGGAGAAGGAGTTGAAAGCAACAAAGAAAGAGCTGCAAAATCTTTCCTTGAAGCAGTAAATATGGATATGGAAACTCTAAAAATTAAATCAATTGTAAGAGATTCCGTATTTTTTAAGTATATTATTAATAAGGCTGATGGTTACATTTACCATGCTAAGACTAATGCTATGTTAGGTAGAAATGTGTCAGATGTAATTGAGCACTTGAAGAACCCACTCAATGAGGATGTTCTAACAGATCTCAATAAAGCCTGTGAAAAATTTTGGAATAGTTAATGGCAACTAAAAAAACAACTAAAAGCAAAGTAAACCAGGCTGGTGTCTACACTAAGCCTGGTATGCGTAAGTCTTTATTTGAGAGAATTAAAGCTGGTACTAAAGGTGGTGACCCAGGAGAATGGTCTGCTAGAAAAGCACAACTCCTAGCTAAAGAATATAAAGCTAAAGGGGGTGGTTATAAAACTAAAAAGTAATGGCTAAAGATCCTCAACAAAGTCTTAGAGATTGGTCTGCTCAAAAATGGATGACTTCTGGTACTTATGCTAATAAAAAGAAAGGTAAGAACAAAGAAGTAAAATCTAAGGGTAAGAAGAGGTATTTACCAGAAGCTGCTTGGAGTGCACTATCCTCTGGAGAGAAAGCTGCTACAAATAAAGCAAAGGCTTCAGGTAATAGTAAAGGAAAACAATTTGTTAAACAGCCTAAGAACATTGCAAAAAAGGCATCAAAATATAGATAGTATGGCAATGAAAAAAACAACTACAAAGAAAACACCAGCTAAGAAATCATCTTCAGTTGGCATTTCTATTTTAGGTGGTAGTAAAGCAGAGATGAGAAAGTGGGAAGTTGAATCTGCTATGTCTACATTACAGAGGGCAGCAGATATTCAGAAGAATGCTAAACTCATGAATGATGTAAAAAAACTTGCAGCAGAAAAAGCTAAACAGTTTAATAGTATTGCTTCAGGTAAAAAGATTTAATCATGGCAAAGTCACCAGCATGGCAGAGAAAAGCAGGTAAGAATCCATCTGGAGGTCTTAATGCAAAAGGTGTTGCTTCCTATAGAAGAGAGAATCCGGGAAGTAAACTTAAGATGGCTGTGACTACTAAGCCCTCTAAACTTGATCCAGATAGTAAAGATGCAAAGAGAAGAAAATCTTTTTGTGCTAGAATGTCTGGTGTTAAAGGTCCTATGAAGGATGAGAAAGGAAGACCTACTAGAAAGGCTCTTGCTCTAAGAAAATGGAATTGTTAAAATATATATAATCATGGCAAAGAAAAAATTAGCTTGTGCAAGCTGTGGAATGGCAGTTAAAAGAAAAATGAAAACAGGTGGAACTACAGGTTCTGCTGGTATTCCTTATGCTACTGGTGCTGGTCAAACAGACGGTAAAAATGGAATGATGAAAAAAGGTGGTGCTACACGTGGTGCAACAGACTGTCCAAAAGGACAATATTGGGATGGTACAGCATGTGTTTCTAATGCAAGTCCTAAAATAGCTGCTGGAGTTCTTGGTGCAGTTATGGCTGCATTAGGTGTTAGAATTGGACAAAACATTAAAGCAAATAAACCAGTTAGACAAGCTAAGAAAGCTGCTAAGACTATGGCAAATGATATTGCTAAGAAAAAAATGGGTGGTTCATTAAAACCTGTTCCTTCTGGTAATAAAGGATTAGCTAAACTTCCAACAGCAGTTAGAAATAAAATGGGCTACCAAAAAAGAGGTGGTGCTATAAAAAGAAAATAGTCATGGCTGTTAAAAAGATTATTTCACCAAGAGAATCTAAACAAAAGTTTTACTCACCTGATGGTAAGTATAAAACAACTGTTAAGAAAAGGTATGATATGCCTGAAACAGCAAAAGAAACTAGAACTGTTAAAGGTGTTATTACTAGAGCTGCAAAACCTATAAAAGAAAGTGCTCCATTAATTAAAGATGAAGCTCCTTTAAGATATGCAAAAAAAGGTGGATGGATTCAGGGTGCTATTAAAAAACCAGGTGCTCTCAGAGAACAACTTGGTGTAAAGAAAGGTGAAAAGATTCCTAAAGCTAAATTAGAAGCAGCAGCTAAGAAAGGTGGTAAACTTGGTCAAAGAGCAAGACTTGCTATTACTCTTGGTAAAATGAAGAAAAAATAATACTAGATGTTAAATAGTACAATTGAAATAAAGATCAAGCAACGGCTAAACAAATTAGATAGCCAGGACTATGACAACATTGAATGTTGGCAAATAGTTGAGGCATTTAATAAAGCACAGGTTGAGTGGGCTAGAAGACAATTGCATGGAATTAACTTAGTTAAAGAAGGTGATGAGGGTTCTACCCGTAGAAAAGATGATCTTCAAGTACTATTAAGTACTACAGATCTAGATCTTACAGATAAAGAATACTACTACTTTGGTAAACTCCCTGAAGAATATTTACAGTGGAAACGTGTAGATGTTTATGCTAAAAAAGGGTGTTGTGATAAGAGAAGGATGACAGTTTATCTTGCACAAGAGGGTGACTTAAATCAACTTTTAAGAGATAAAGCTAAACAACCAAACTTTGATTGGGCAGAAACATTTGCTACTCTTATTGGAAATACTACTCATATTTATACCAACGGAGATTTTGAAGTACAAGCTGCTAATTTAGTATACTACAGACAACCTATTAAAATTCAAATAGATGGTTGTATTGATCCATATACAAGTGTAGCTTCAGTAGGAAATGTAGAATGTGAGTTTAAAGATGATATAATAGAATTAATAATTGATGAAGCAGTGAGTATCCTTGCAGGAGATATAGAATCAGGAAACCAATTCTCTAGAGGTACAGAGACTGCAGAACGTAACAACTAATTATGGACACAAAAACAAGAGTACTAAAAAGAAATCCTGAACCTGCTAGAACAATTAGCAGACCTCAACCTGTTGTTACTCAACCAAAGAGTGAACCAGCTAAACCAGAACCAACTTCAGATGCTGGAGTAGGTGGAAGCTCACTTGATACTATGACAGCAGCTTGTGCTACAGAGATGATGAATGCTGCAACTAGTTTTCATAGATTACATCTAAAAGTTACAGGGGATGGTTCATATTCTGCTCATAAGGCATTGGGAGAATTTTATGAAGCAATGCATGGTCATGCAGATACATTGGTAGAAGGTTATCAAGGTGTATCAGAAAAACTTCTTAAGTATACTGACATGCCAATTAGAACTCTAGATGATACAGCAGATGCAGTAAGATATCTCAGAGATTTATATAATTCAGTTAACAAGCTCCAGGGTATGATGCCCTATTCAGAGATAGTAAATAATCTAGATCTTGTTAAAGACCTAATTAACTCAACTAAATACAAATTACTTTTCCTAAAATAATTTTGAAAGTTCAAAAACTTTCACTATATTATAGTATATATTTATTAATTAAACTTTATAAAAATGGCTTATTTTAATCATGCTTTTCAAAAAAGCTTTTATGTATCTGAGTTATTAGACTATACTGGTGCTTTAGGTACTAATGGTCTTTTAACTACAGGTCAGTTATCTGCATTTAATGCAAAAACTTGGCAAGGTATTGCTTGGGCAGATCTTGCTAATGATTGTTGTAATCTTGTAATTGCTAATGGTTCACTCTATCAAAATGATAAGATTGGTCCTTTCGCGGGTGGTTACTTGGAATCAAATAAATCAAAAGAGATCAATGCTAAGTATGTTTCTAGACTTTATTCTGTAACAGCTAATGGTCCTCAAGCAATGGTGGTAAACGTAGGTTCTACTCCATTTACTGTTGCTGAAGGAACTGCAGGATGTTGCAAAGAATTTTTATGTGGTGAGACTTACTACTTACGTATTGATGTTAAAGGTTCTCCTGCAATGAGATTCTTAGATCACAATGCATACCTTACTGTTGATGCTTACACTGGTTGTTGTCCTGATGGTGCTATTGCACCAGTTGCAGTTGACTCAACTGAAGTAATGATCAAGTGGGCAGATGCAATTGTTAACTCTCCATTGATTTCTCCATTTATCCTTCCAGTAGTTGTAGCTGAAGATTTATCTTTATGGTATGCTCCAGGTACTGACACTACAGGATACGTTGCTCCAGCAGGTTACACTATCGGTGGTACTTGGGATGAGTATGTATCTCCAGGACATACAGATGGTGAGTGTGCAGGTCTTGTACTTAATGGTGCATATGTAGATACTAAATTCTTAGATTGTACATTCCAAATCTCTGACTTCTATGAAAAAGAGCCTGTAAGAATCTATGCTTCTGAAGTAGATCTTAATGGTGATCCATGTGCATTTGATGGTATCTGTGTAGTTAATGAGTGTCTTGGTCTTCAAGTAAATGGTCTTGGTGAGTCAGTTGCTCGTGAGATGATCCTCTCTGAAAGTTACAGACAATCATTCTTTGCTACTGATCTCCGTATCCGTGAGATTACTCAAGGTAACCAAATCTTGGATGTTATTGATAGAACAGAACTGTATGATGCTGTTTACTTACAACACAATGTTCCACGTTTCAATAACCCAACCGGTGTGTTTGATAATGATCAATACTTACTTGCATTCTATTCATTGAACAGTACTACTCTTGCTGCTGATTTATACAGTGCATTAAATACTTGGTTAGGTGCATGCGGTTCAACTTGTAACTCTGAAGAAATTTCTGCACAAACAGATTGTACAGCACTTGTTCCAATTGCTCCAGCAGCATAATTAATTAAACATTAATAACTAGAAAGGGGAGAGAGAGCTTAGACTCCTCTTCCCTTTTTTATTAAATTCTTATGGCAAATCACGTATTAAGTTTAGAAGTTCCTACAGTAATGAACACCTGCATATTGACAGTAATGGATACTAGTCAATATACAGATCTTATTCCTGTAGTATGTGAGCAGTTAAATATTACTGTTCCTGGATTTCAGTATTCTGTACAGCTAGATGTTAGTGCAGGGTTTATCCAAAACATCACAGCATGTGATCTTAATTTACAGACAGAAAACTGCGGAACAGAATATGTAGATATCCCAGATGGAATTTATATTATCAAATACAGTGTTTCTCCTAATGATGTAGTATATGTAGAATACAATCATATGAGAATCACTAAAGCATTAAACAGATACTACAATATTCTTTGTAGATTAGATATGGCAGACTGTGATCCGCCATTTAAGATTAAACAAAAACTTGAACAACTTAATCTTATCAAAATGTATTTAGAGGCTGCTAAGTCTAAAGTAGAGTTTTGTCATGAACCTCAGAAAGGAATGACACTCTATAATTATGCTTGGAAGCTACTTAATAAAATGGATTGTATTAATTGTTAAATTCTAAAAACCAACAGCTATGGCAATGTGCTCAAATTGTAAATCAAATCTTTCTTGTGGATGTCAGAAGAGAACAGCATCAGACGGAAAGTCAGTATGTACAAAATGTCAAACCTCTTATGAGGCAAAATTAAAACAAAGGAATACATTAACTAAGTAATATGTCTTTTTCTACAGCTTATTTTTCATTTGAACCTTGTTGCGGTGGTACAACATTGTATTTTGCTTTTGATGGTGATGTAGTTGTTGAACCATCACAAGGTATCAATATATATGAAGGATCAGCTGTATTTGGTTATGACCCTATTACTGGAACATACCTTCCTTTATCAAATCAATGTTATAAGTTAGTAAGGGGAACTGCAGGTGATGGTGGACCAATTACGGGACCTATATATGGTAGCTTACCTATGGTTCCTTCTAATACACCTAGTAACTATACTTTTGACAGTACAACTAATTATGAGACTCCTTGTGGAGGACAAGATCCTTCTTTTGAGTGTCCTACTTGTGCCCCAGCATGTTATACTATTTATTCATGTACAGGACAATATCCACCTCTTTCAGTATCTACTGATCTATCAGCTTATGTAAATGGCTATGCTAGCATTCAAGTTGATGCTGATTTTGGGTACTTCTGCTTCTATGTAGTAGCTTCTTCAGATTGTACTAATGCAATTGAAGTTATAGTAGATACAGAAAATCCTTGCTCATGTGACTGTGTATGCTATGAAATACCAGAAGGCACAGCAAAACTCAGTTATATTGACTGTGATGGCAATGAAGTAAATGAACTAGTAACTGGTTATTGGAAAAATTGTTCTAAAGTATATCCGTATACATCTCCAATGTTACAAGTTGTAACTAGTGGAGATTGTATTGATGGTCAGTGTCCAACAGAATGCTATGAACTTGTAGACTGTGAAGGGATAAGAGATCATATTTATACTACTGCTCAATCATTATCACCAATGGCAACATTGGGTCAAACTGTTGTCATACAGGGATACGATAACTGTTGGACAGTTAGTGAAGTAGTTTCATGTGATTGTGCTATTGATGTAGTAGTTCTCCAGGTATATGATGACTGTGCTACATGTAAACCAAATCCAAACTACAAACTCACTAATTGTGATGACTCAGGTACAATAGCTTATACTTCATCTGATCTCAGTGCTTATGTAGGACAAGTAATCCAAAGAGAACCTGATTGTCCTGGATGCTGGATTGTTGAAGAAGTAAATGGTCCTATTCCATCTGACACAGCTGTAATAGTTTCAGAAGCATTTGATGATTGTGAAGCTTGTAAATCTGTTTACTATTCACTTACAGATTGTACAGGAACAGAAACAACAATAATTACTAACACAGATTTATCAGATTACATAGGTCAAGTAATTATTCTTGAATGGTGTCCTACTACTTGTTGGACAGTTGCTGTTTCACAAACAAGTGCTGGTTCTGGAATCCTTGGAGATATTTCAGGTGTATTCCAAGCATGTGTAGATTGTTTAGTAAGTTTTCCATGTGTATGCAAAAGAATTAAAAATCATGATACAGTTGATCATGATTATAATTATGTAGACTGCACTGGGACAGTGCAAACTATAACAATCCCAGCAGGAGTAAGGTCTGAAAGAATATGTATGGGTGTACTACTTACATCATATTCTACAGATTATGTAGAAACATTTGGAGATTGTATTGATGGAGAATGTCCTCCTCCTGTATATCCAAGAAGATCTTTAAGACCAGGGTATAATACTCCACACTGTACTACTTGGAAATATGAAGAGATATCTTGTAAAGCAGCAGAAGCACTTTACAAACAAGTTCTTGAACTTAGATATGGAATTACTAATTGTTGCCCTGAAGAAGATCAGGAGTATTTAATTAAAAAACAACTTATAGACTTAAAAGCTCTAGTCAATCCAGACTATACTTGTGCTACTCCATCATGTGGTTGTAATACAGGATGTAACTGTGGAGGATCTTGTGGTGGTAACTGTGGTTGCAGTAGTACAGGTAGAACTTGTCAGTCTTAATTAATTTTTGTATATTATATTAATAGAAGAAATATGAAGCCACTAAACTATGATAACTCACCATGTAGCCCAATTTCAAGTAATTGTGTAATTTGGCAAGGACCAGATATTCCTTGTATTAAATTGTGTGCTGGTGATACTGTATCAGATGTTGTATTTAAACTTGCAACAGAACTATGTACTGTGTTAGATACACTTAATGTAACTAACTATGATCTTTCATGTTTCAATCTAACTGCTTGTGGACCAAATGATTTTCAAGCACTTATCCAATTTTTGATTGAACAGATTTGTGCATTACAAAATCCAACAACTACAACTAATACTCTAAGTTCAACAAGTGCAGATACACTAGTAACAGTAGCCTCTTGTTTTGTAGTTGGTGGTGTAACAGTTATGACTGTTGCAGAATATGCTCAAGCAATTGGTACTAAAGTATGTTCATTAGTGTCTGAGATAGCAGCAATTCAAGCAAGCATAACAAACCTTGACGTAAGAGTAACAGCCCTAGAATCTGCTCCAGCACCAACGTTTACACTTCCTTCTATTCCTGTAGACTGTACACTTAGTGGTACAATTGTATCTCCAGGATCATATCAAATTGATCAAGTACTGAACGCTCTTATAAATGATAGTACATATGGATACTGTGCTCTAAAGTCTGCAACTGGAGAACCAGCAGATATTTCAGCAGCAGTACTATCACAGTGTATAGCAGATGCAGATCTATCACTTACATATGGCACACAGTTCTCTATTGCATATGCTGGCTCATGGGTTACATCAGGTAGTCTTACTACTGCTGCAGATGCAATTAACAACTTATGGGTAGCAGTTTGTGATATCTATAATTATGTTAGTACATTCTCAATTAGTGTAGATAATACTGCTACAATTAATCTTGACAATACAGGAAATGTTATTACTGCAAATATCACAGATACAGGTTGGGTAGATCTTGAAGGTTTTACTTTCTACTCAGGAGTAGCAAAACCGCAGTGTAGAAGAATTGGAAACCAAATTCACTTTAGAGGTACTGTGTATGTACCACTAGAGAATCCATCTTCTCCTGGTTCTGTAGTTACTCTATCATCAACTTCTGCGTATAATTCAGTAGCTGGATGTACAACATGGAGTGGTGTAGGTGGATGTTCAATTAATGCTAACGGAGCTATATCATTTAATAATGGTGGTTCTGTAATTCCAGCATCTGTAACAGCTGGGAATCTAGATAACACATATTCAAAAGCTTGGGACGTTGCTCTTAGAGCTATTGATATTGATACAGAGTATGGAACTTGTTTAACTTCTGCTATCAGAGCTTCAATAACTTCTACTAAAGGATTAACTGTACAACTTGTTCATGATATTGAAATTACTACAACAAGAGGCTCTGGTATTCAAGGTAACTCTCCATTGAGACTTGTTACTAGTAATGTAAGAGTTGGAGAATACCTACCTAACTATTTAGGTACAGGAACAGATATACATAATGCTCCTTCAAACGCAACTTTTCCACTACAATCAGATACATTTAATCTTACATGGCCATTTAGTTGTGATGCAGGAGATGAGAATGAAATAGGTGGATTTAACTTTAATCTTGATGGATTAGTAGCTTATGTAGATCCATGTAATACAGAAACTGGTTTTTCAGCAACATGTTAATAATATAAAAAATGGCAACAACAAAATGTTCTAATTGTGGATGTGAGGATAGTTTCTTAACTAGTCCAGCACCATGCCCTACACCGGCAGGATGTCCAACTCCTGAACCGTGTTATACAGTTACTGATTCTCAGTGTACAATCTATACTGGACCAGACATTATGTGTGGAACAGATGTGATTGTTGCAACTAATACTAATGTCAATGATGCTCTACAAGCTATAGCAGCATATTTTTGTCAACTATAAGAGGTTACAGTTTGTTGGTTTCTGTGACAACAAAGGCAAAGCCCCTGCACTCGCGGGGGTTTTGTTTTATTACTATATTTGCTAAAGTGCATAATTTTTAGTATATTAACTTATATGGTATGAAAGAATTTAAGAGTCCGGACTTGACAGCCCCAAGATATAGGCCTAAAGTACATACTATGTTGAACAAAGAGTTCTTTGATAGTTTTAGAAAGAAGTATCCAAGATACAAAGATCAAGAGAATGATCAGTTAAAGAAAATAATTAGATCCTTTAACAACACTCTCTGGAACAAAGTAATTGATACAAGAGATGGGATGCAACTTCCTAACTCAGTTGGTTGGCTATTTATTGGAACATGTGACAATAGTAAGAAAGAGAATATTGACTATGCAAAGTCCAAAAAGTATGGAGTTAAAGTAACCAATAAAAACTGGGAAACAGATGGCAAACTTGCAAAGATCTTTTTTACAAGCTTTGCTCTCAAACATAAGATGAAGAATAGAGAACTATGGAAGTTTGTAGCAAATAGAGATTTTAAAAGAGCAGTTGCAAAATCATACCCTGTAAATTGGAATACATATATTGTAGTTGATCCTACAAAAAAACTAAGACTAGAAAGTAGAAAACAATATTATAAAGGTGTTCTTTTAAAACAACAAACTGCTGGTTTAAAAGACTATAATGAATTTGATCTATGACCACAATTGGAGAAGCAATCTCAAGAGTAAGAAATACTCTAAAAGCTGTAAAGGAAGATCCATTCTTAACAGATAGAACAATTTACTTTCTATTAACTAAGTATGGACAGACTCTTCTTAAAAGAGAAGATAACCAATTTAGACTTATGAAAATAAGCTCTATATTTCAAGTACTACCCTATATTGAACTAATTGATGTAGATAAAGTAGAGGCTGGATGTGTTGGTGTATACTCAGGTTGCTACTTCAAAAGATCAAAAGAAAAACTACCAACTATACTTGATGGTATCTTTGGACCAATTATACGTACTGTATCTTCAATTGATGGAAGCATAGAAATGTTTAGAACAGATCCCGGCACATGGGTATCTATGACTAAGACCACTACATTTAAATACAATAAAAATAAATACTTCTGGTACCTTAACGGTTATTTATATGCTCCTAATGTAGATTGGGAAGCTGTAAGAATGGAAGCTATTTTTGAAGGGCAGGCAGATACATGTACTACAGATGACTGTCTTGTAAAACAAGATCAACCATTACCATTTCCAGAATACTTATTTTCTGAAATTGAACAGTATGTGGTAAAAGAATTAACCATATCAATGCAGGTTCCCCAAGATCCTTCAGATGATAGTCAAAATATACTTAGATAATGGACTTCAATTACACCTTAAAATATAGAACCTTTGATCAACTCTTAGAAGATGTAACTGTTGACCTAAATACTTTTGCTCTTGAAAATATGATAGAGCCTCAACAGTTGATTAAACTTGTTAAGAAGATTAACTATGATCTTGGTCTAAGAATTAATCAAACAAGAGAAGTTATTTTAGATGTCTGTCATGGTAAGGTAAAACTTCCTGATGACTTCTATACTTTTAACTTTGCATTTATCTGTGGTGAATTTACAGAACATGTAGGTTATAATGGTTGGGTTGGTGGAACTAACATACAAGAAGTTCCATATGTGGAAACACCATCTACGGTTGATGTTTGTGCTCCTGCAACAATAAACTGCTCTGTGTGCAATGCAAATCCATGTAACCATACTGCAGCATGTCCAGACAATACATGTCCCACTACATGCACTCCTAGTGCTATCCCTACGGCATATGATCCATTAAATCCTTATGGTGATACTTGTACTAGACCAAGAGTATTTATGAACTGTAAAGGAGATAAATATGAACTTGTTCAAGTTATAAATAGCGCAGGTACTACAAGAACATATTCAGAACTACTTCCATTAAGAATGAGAGCAAGTGAGAATATAGAATGTGATTGTCCTAATTTATATTGGAATGCACCCAATGAGGGTTGGATTAAAGGAGGTTATCTTTTTACAACTTTTGAAACAGGAAAAGTATATTTAAACTATCAGGGTCAGATGGAAGATGAAGATGGTAATCTTTTAGTTCCAGATCATGATCTGATTAATGAATACTATGAGTATGCTCTCAAGTCAAGAATTTTAGAAAATCTTTACATGAATGGTGAAGATGTAGCACAAAGAATGCAGCTTATTGAGCAGAGACTTAAGTCTGCTAGAAATAATGCTCTTAGTGTTGTGAATACTCCAAACTTTAAAGAGATGGCACAAGTATGGTGGGCAAATAGAAAAGCTATGTATGGTAAATATTACTATATGTTCTCAAGCTATTCACCAAACAATAAATACATCAATTCAGCATACAATAGAAGAGTAATGTAATGGCAAAGATTCAGAATACATCTAAAGAAGTTACTAATACATTTGTCAAGGGTCTAAATAAAGATTCTGATCCTTCATTTGTATCAGAAGGGATGTGGATACATGCCCGCAACGCAACTAATAATACAGCAGAAGGTAACTTAGGTACTCTATCAAATGAAGCATCAAACTACTTATGTGCTTCTGTTGGAACTACTATGCCTTCATTTGGAGCAAATGCTGTAACTGATGTATATATTATTGGAGCTATTCATCTCTTTTCAGATAAATGGGTAATTTTTTCTGCAGGACATTCATTAACAGGTAAGCCTGTAATGTCTGAGATAGGATTACTAGAAGAATCAAGATGTATATATAGACCTATTGTACAAGATTCATGTCTAGGTTTTGATAAAAGAAACCTAGTACTTGGAACATCAAGAGAAAAAGAAGACTGTTCTTGGCAAGTATACTGGGCAGATGGTCTGAATCCAGATAGATTTCTAAATGTAGGTGATCCACAAACATGGCCTACAAGTGATTTTCAATGGCAGTTAAATACAATGCCAAATCCAACTCCTATAGCTTATTCTGCATTAGTAAATAATTATGTAAATAGTGCTGGAGATACAATACTTTGGCCTGGAGTTAGATGGATAGAAGACTGTTCAACTAATTTAAATTGTACTACATGTACAGATACTAATGAACTTGACTGTGATCATATAAGATTAGCAAGACTTGTTAGTACACCATGTCTTACAATTCAGAGAGGAGAGTCTGGAGGTAATCTAAGAAATGGAACTTACTTTGCTACTATAGCTTATGCAATAAATGGTCAGAGAGTAACTGATTATTTTTCTCCAAGTAATACTCAACCCATTTGGTTTCCAGATGATTTACAAGGATCTATTACAATCAATGTAGAAGCTGACTCTGAGAACTTTGATGAGTTTATTTTAGTTGTAGTACAAAATATTAATCAAGGTACTGTTGCAAAACAGATTGGAACATACTCAACTAAGACAACAAGTATTGAATTAGATCAAATTAAAGATGAACTAATTACAGTTCCTATAGAACAAATACCAATTATTAATCCTGTATATGAAACATCTGATCAAATGACAGATGTAAACAATTACTTGTTAAGAGTTGGTCCTAGAACTAAATTTGATTTCAACTATCAACCGCTAGCAAACTTAATTAAGACTAAATGGGTATCTGTAGAATATCCCGCAGACTATTATACTAAAGGTGGCAATAAAGGAAGTTATCTAAGAGATGAAGTATATGCTTTCTTTATCCGTTGGGTATATGATACAGGTGATAAATCTGCATCTTATCATATTCCTGGTAGACCCCCAAAAGATTATTCATATTTACTTACAGGAACTGCAACTACAATAACAGCTAATGAAGCTAGTAATTCTACACATGATGTAAATTCACTTACAAGTACAGATCAATTATTTGAGATGTACAATACTGCAAATACTAATGGCATTCCCTCGCTACTAAATACTACAACTAGTGATGGAGGCACAATTATTGCAACTGGTGAAATGGGTTATTGGGAATCTTCAGAAAGATATCCAGATAATCAACCAGAGATATGGAATCCAAGTGAGTATTGTTGGACTGGAGCAGAAGGTCATAGCAGTTATACAGATCCACAGGGAAATACAATTTATCCTAATGATCTCTGTGGTCAACATATTAGACACCATAAATTTCCAGATAACTATTTAAATAGTAAAACACTTCACTATAAACCTAGTGCATCTACTGTACCCGGGGACTCAAATAATCTTGACATAAGATTAATGGGTGTAGTATTTCAGAATATAGCATTTCCAAAAGATCAAGATGGTAATGACATTCCAGGAATTGTAGGTTATGAAATCTTAAGAGGTTCAAGAGAAGGTAATAGATCTATTGTTGCTAAGGGTATTCTCAACAATATGAGAACCTATAAAATCAAGGGAGATGTAGCAAGAAATAGAACAGGACTATATCCTAACTATCCATTTAACTGTTTACAATCTCCAATGAATACTGGAACAGTTGCTGATGCAAACTATCAGTTTAATGATCCATATATTCAACTAGATGAAAACTACTATCAATCTATTCCTGTTGAAATAAATACATTTCACTCACCAGATACAATGTTTAGAACTCCATTCTTGGAATCTACTGAACTTAAATTATATGGTGCAGTAAGTGGATATTCAGCACAGAACTTTAAATATCCGGATGAACATCCTAAGTTTAAACTACTTAGTGATGCTGGTATGGGATTAGCTTTACTGATTGGTTTTGCAGAAGCTCTTGTTGCTATGACAGGCAAGAAGACAATGAGACAACCTGGTGCTAGTTTTACCACACAACCTGTACAGAACTTAATTAGTGGTCCTGGTGGTGTAACTATTACAAATCCTGCAGACCCATATTATGAAGCTCCTAATCAAGTTCAACAGCAGATTATACAAACAACTGATGTAGGTGATCCAAATGGCTTGAGTTTACCGCCAGTACCTGGTTTACCAGCTCCGTTCTTTACAAAATTAAAGAGTTATTTTGGTAATGGAAGCATTATAACTAATGTGGTGGGGGTACCACCCTCCCAAACACTTGACCAAATATTTGAAGAATTCAACTACAATGTTGGTTTTAAAGTAGGTGGTACATTCACTGCTCCAGATATTGATGTAGAATTATCTGCAGCAACATACCTAGAATCTGCTAATAACCTATCTTTCTTTACAGCTGTAAGTAATGCACTAGGTGGTTTAAACAAGTTCTTCTATTACTTTTCTTCTGGCTCTGATGCTACATTAGAATTGATTTATGCATTCCTACCATTTGATCAGTATGCTCTTCAAATGATTGCACATGGTCTATATGATAGTTTCTTATCTCCAAATTATATTGCAAGATTAGGTGAGCCATATGTAACAAGACTTAAAATTGATGATGCATTTTATATTAGAGGTAATATACAAGAAATGCCATATTATCAATCTCAGTGGCCAGCAGTTGTAAATAATAGATACTCAATAAACAATCTTAAAAGATCTGACGCAGTTGTATTAAGAACTATGAGTGGTCCTTACTTCCAACCGGCTTATCCAGACGGAGTAGATTTAGGACCTAAGTTTATTAAAAACACAACAGGAGAGTATTATGATAAATCTCTTGTAACACTGTCCTACTTTAATAACACTGCATCTGGACAAGCTAATGCTTGGGGTAATATTGCAGGTCCATCTTTTGATGATAGAGAAATCTCTACTCCATTCTCATTACCAATTGCTAGTCACTATGGTGCAATTAAAATTAGAAAGAGAAACTTATATGGACAATTACAATCTATTAAACAAATTGTAATTACACCATGTGAGCAGAAACTAAGTGATTCTTTCTATAATAATAAAGTTTGGCCAGAATTGTACACATGTAATGGTACGCAATACTTGATAAATTGGATAACTCAAACTCCAGTGTTCTTTGGTGGAGATACTTTTGTAAATAGATATACAGAAAAGAATTCAATGTTCTTCTTCTATGATTGGTTATATGGCCAACCAGATGGATATGAATTTAATTATCTATTGAGACAAATGATACCAGAACCTAAATTCTGGGTCAACTCAACTAAGTATGACATCTCAGATTTTTCAAATGTATTTACTCAGTGGTTTAATGGTGGTGGGGCTCCTGGTACAGGATGGAAACCTACAAACTTCTATCAAATGGACTTTAATAAGTTTGACTATAGAGACAATACTGCAGGAGATTATCCAGGAATATTTAGACCAAAGGACTGTTATTTCTACTTAGCTGTTTCTTCTGTAAGAGATTTCTTTGTAGAATCAGAAGTACTTGTTGATTTTAGAATACAAGGTATTACTGAATCTGAAAAATATTATGACCCATACGGATATACTGATCTATATAGTATGTTTAATATGGATCCACAGATTATTACAAGAGGTAATGAATATAGATATGACTATTCACTAAGTATTACTAAAGCATTTAGTCAGTACTTCTCTGCAGGAAATTTGCAGAGTAGATATTATAATCCTAGTGTTGCTAAGCTCTGCTATACATACTACCCAGATAGAATTATCTATTCTCTACCACAGCAGCAAGAGTCTTTTAAAGATAGCTGGTTTGTGTATCTAGTAAACAACTATAAAGAATTCCAGCATCAAATATCTGGTGTTAAATCTATTAATAAGAATGGTATTGTAATTACTTTTAAAAATGCTAGCCCATTAATGCATCAAGGAGTTGATACATTACAAACAGACTTAGGTACTAAAATTACAATTGGGGATGGTGGTCTATTTAGTCAACCAGGACAATCTGTAATTAATGCTGATGCATCATATGAATATGGTTCATCACAAAATAAACTATCTGTAATCTCTACTCCTGCAGGTATATATTATATATCCCAGAACCAAGCTAAGATATTTTCATTAGGTTCAGGTTTAAAAGAGATATCACAAATAGGTTTAAAATGGTGGTTTACTAATTTCCTACCATACAAGCTTACTGATGATTTTCCTGATTATCCTTATCAAGATAATCCTGTATCTGGTATTGGTTGTCAATCCTTATATGATAATGAAAACTCAATAATATACTTTTCTAAGAGAGATTATAAGTTATTGGACAAATGGAAGAGTCCATTGTTTAATGGTAAGATTCTATACATTCCACTAGTAACTTCAGGAAAAGATAAAGGAACTGGTGATTACTTTCAGATTCAAAATGCTAATGGTGTTATTCAACCTGGTATATATCAATTAGGTGATCCATTCTTATTTGAAGATGCTTCTTGGACAGTAAGTTTTGACCCTAAAAATGAATTCTGGATCTCATTTCATGACTGGCATCCTAATCTCAGTATTGGGACTAAAAGTGTTTTCTTAACCACTAAGAAAAATGGAATCTGGAAACACAATGATGTATGCAATAGTTACTGTAACTTCTATGGGCAGTCTTATCCATTTGAAATAGAACTACCTATAATAACAGGTCAATCAGTTACTACAGTAAAATCAATTGAGTACATACTTGAATGTTATAGAAGAAAAAATAATTGTATAGATCAGTTCCATGTACTTGATTACAATTTTGATCATGCCGTTGTATACAATTCTGAACAAGTTTCTGGATACCTTAATCTAAATATTTTTCCTAAGAATAATGTTACTCTTAGTCAAACATATCCTAAACTAAATCAATCTAACTTACAATCTTTTGATATTCTATTTAGCAAAGAAGAAAACAAGTATAGATTTAATCAGTTCTGGGATATTACAAGAGACCGTGGAGAATTTCCTATTGGATCAGATTATCCACCAACAGGACCAGTTGTTCCAGGAACTACAGTACTACAGGGTAATTATGACCAAGAATCTATCTGGTATACAGAAGCAAATGGATATAAGAGAACATTAAATCCGGTAAACTTAGATTATAATAAATCTGAACTACAAAGAAAGAAGTTTAGACATTACTTAAATTACTTAACTTTAATTAGAGAAGATAGTACAGATACAAATATGATCTTAAAAATAGTTAATAGTAAGAACCAAATATCTCTTAGGTAATGAATAATAAGAAAGTACTCAGTAAAGCAGTTAAGAATCTTTCTAAAACTAAGAAGGTTGCAAAACCTAAAAATATAATAGAAGATCCTAGAGGTCAGTGGGCACATCCTGGTGAGATAACCAGGATACCATCTGATACTATAACTATGCAAGGAGTACCTTATCCTGTTATGGCATACCCTAATATAGGACAACCACAAATGATGTATCCAGGACAAGAGTACTATTTTCCAGGGGCAGCTCATGTAGATGAGTATCCACAGATGCAAGATGGAGGTATAATTTCTCAAGAAGAAATAGATGCCGCTAATAGAGCTATGATGAAAGCAAGATTAGCATATGCTCAAATGCATGGTAATCCTGCTGCTCAAAGAATGGTGGTTGCACCAGATCAACCCTATCAGTTTGATAATGGAATGATAGGTACACACTATATGGCATCTATGGACAATTATGCTGTACCACAAATTCAAGGTGTTGATGGACAACTAGTGCTAGGTGATTTTGGTCCAGAGTCTGCAGAAGCTATGAGATTTGATAATCCTGAAGATGCAATGTACTTTGCAGAAAATTATAAACAGATAACCCCAGATGAATCATATAGACAAGAAGAAGATGCCTATATAGAAACAGAACTTACCCCAGAAGAAATACAAGAATACGCTAAGGGGGGTTGGGTTGTAGAAGAAGTAGATGAAATTTCTGCACCAACAGATCTTGATCCAAAAACAATGGCTAAGTACAAGAAAGCACTCAAGAACCAAGAGAATGCTGGAAAGGCTGGTTACAATAAAGCACAGGATAGATGGTATCCACATGTAAGTCCAGAAGGAGGAAAGAAAACAATTGGTTATGGACATAAGCTTACAACTAACAATTATGCTAATGGTTTATCAACAGCAGAAGTAGAAAGTTTACTTGACTCAGATATATTAAAACATCAAGCTATTGCTGAAAAACAAGTTGATGAGCAATATGGTAAAGGAACTTTTGATAAACTTCCACAAGATTCTCAGATGCTTCTTGTAGACTATGCTTATAACCTAGGTACATTAAAAGAATTTCCAAAGTTTGTTAATGGTGTAGTTACAGGTGACAAAGAAAAAATGTTGGCTGAGCATAAAAGATATAGTGGTTCTAGTCCTATTACTAGAAGGAACCAATGGACTGTTGATACAATAAATACTATGGATACTACTATTCCATCAAAAATAAACTTACCTGTCCCTACTAATTCTACACAAACAACTAAATCTAATAAGGATAGATGGGGAAGATCTCCTAATACTATTTGGTATGGTTTTAATCCTGAGACTAAATTATATGAACAAAAAGGTTTGCTCTGGCCTCAATATGGAGATCCAGGCCCTGGTATTGGAGGACCACTACCAGGATCTTATATATCCCCAGGACAAAGACTAAGAGAATATCAAGAAGGATTAAAGAAACAATCTAAAGGTGGTCAGTATAATATTGGAGATGAGGTTGAGCTTACAGAAGCTGAAGTAAAGAGATTAAGAAGTTTAGGTTATACCATTGAAAAAATCTAGTCATGGCTAAATATAGAATTACAAGTACTCCAGATGATTCTTTCAAAAAAGGTGGAGAACGTAAAAAGAAAAAGAGGAATAATGACAAAGACTACCGACATATTCCTATAACTCCAGAAATGCAAGCAGAGATGCCTGCAGATGAGTGGGGTCAATACATTCAAGAAGTACCTGAAGTATATACTACTAGAACTAGAGAACAACAGGATATTAGAAATGCTCTTGACTATCAACAAAGAATGGCTGAATTATATCCGGGTAGACCTACTCAGTCAGATGCAATACAACCTGCTGATTGGTTTTGGCAGTTAGGTGCTCTTGGAGCAACAGGAGCTGCAGGAGATCTATTAAGTGCAGGAGAAACTTTAGGTACTAAAGCACTACCTTATATTGAAAGTGCTCTTAATACTTCAATACCTAAAATGAGTTCAATTCCTGGAGCCACTTTTGGTAATGCTATGGGAGCTTATTTTGCAGGAGATGCTATAGTTAATAGATTATACCCATCTGCAGGTAAAATACAAGAAGGTGAATATGGTGAAGCTGCAACGGATATAGGAACAGGTTTATTAGACCTATGGGGAGCTAACATGTTAAGTCCTCTATATAAAGGAGCAAAAGCTACAGCATCTGAACTTAGTAAGTTTATAGGTGCTGAGGATTTTAGTATATTTCCTAAACAACCTATTCCGCTTGAAGGCTATGATCTATCAAAAGGAAGAGCAACTAAATCACTTATTCCTGAAGTAGTTGAAGAACAAAAAGTTATAGAGCCTTGGAGAATGCAACCTATGCCAGGATTACATTTAAAGTCTACAATGACAACTAATCCAAAAGGTTTACATACACAAGTAGCAAAAGATGGAACTATAAATGTAGAAAATGCTTTAAAATTTATTAAAAATAATGAAGGACAAGACAAGTATAATCTAGTAACTAAAGCCTTAGGACAAAACCTACCTAAGAAAATGGACTATAATCAATTTAGAAATCTCATACAAAAAGAATTAGTACCATTAGAAAAAACTGTAGGTGTCCGAGATAATAGTGTATATGGTTTACAAAGACTTGGTTATACTGTTGAACAGCCTAATGTAACTACATATTATTCAGATGGTGAAGCAAAAATTATAGAAAATCAAACTATTCTATTAGGTAATAGAAATCAATTTGGTAGGGGATCTACTGCACATGGTAATCCTGATGAAACTTTAGGTCATATTCATTTCTTTAGAGATTCTGATACTCCAGATGCATTAACTATTTCACAAATACAATCAGATGCATTTCAAGGTACACATCGGTCATCAATAAGAACTAAAGAACAGGCTGAATCTTCTCTAAGAGAAACGGAAAAACATTATGAAAGATTAAAAAAATCCTTTGACCAACTTACTCTAGGACCTGATGGTTTCTATCAATTACCCGATGGACAAGTAATGCGTAAAGATATGGCTGATGCTATGCTTAAATCACAAGCAGAAACAATTAATCTAATGAAATCAGATTTAAAAAACTTTGATCAAAGACAACTATTAGATAAAAATCATCAAGAAAGATACTTACAAGAAATTGTACAATATGCTGCAGAAAGAGGTGATGTTAACAGAATTAAATTACCTACTTCAGAAACAGCAGCTAAAATACAAAAATATTCAAAAGAGACATGGGATGATATTGAGGATTTTAGAAGCTATATGCAAGCAGAATATGACCTTGATCAAGCACAACAATTTGGAGACCCTGAAATTATTAAGTCAGCACAACAAAAAGTTGATAAAATTAAACAACAACAAATAGATAGAGTACCAGATTATAGATCAAAACATAAAACTATTCTTAAAAAATATAATGAATTACCTAAAATAATTAAGAAATTATATGGTACAGAACCTAAAATAGTAACAGATAGTAAAGGTAATACGTGGTATGAACTTAATATTCCATATGAATTTAAAGAGGGACCAGCAGAAATAAAAGCATTTAAGAGTGGTGGACAATATGCAGCTGCTCTACCACAAGAACAAGATAGAGGTATTGTCACTTCTCTAACAGATGCTGAAATCAAACAATATATAAAAGATGGTTATATTGTAGAAGAGATCAAGTGAATGTAAACTAAATAAGTTTACAGTTTAAATTTTAATTTACTATATTTAGTATATACACTGTGTAATGAAGAAAAAAGTAAGAATTTATAAAGCCGAAGATGGAAAGGGGAAGTTTGTAAATAAGACTTCTAAGTTTCTTGCTAAAGCTCAAGAAGGTGGTATGCCAGATATGTCAAGGCTTACATATCCTGGATCACAACCCACATCACAAGAAGATCAAACTTCTCAATTAATACAACTTGTTGTTAGTGATATTACTTCAAATGTTCCAAGAGAAAAGACCCTTACAAAGTTATCTAATGTAATGGGTATTCCATTTGATAAAGCTACAGAACTTTATATGGCTATTGCTGAACAAATTACACAGCAGATTGAACAACAGGACAACCAGGACTATGAAGAAGAAACAGGAAGTCCAAGAGAGAAAGAAGAAGCTCTTCCTGTTGATGCAGTAATTACACAAGAGCCTGAGCAAGATTATGACTATGATCTAAATGATGATACTGGAGCTGAAATTGCAATGGCAGATTCTGGAGAGCCTGATGTACTTGATGAAGCTCTTGACCCACTAGAAGGAATGTACCAGTACGGTGGTATGACAGGAGATGAATATACCTTTGCATACCCTGAAGTAGATAATGAACAATATAATAATCAGGTGTCACAGATGGCATGGCCAGGATCAGATGAATCTTCTGAAGAAAATCCATATGCCTCTGACTATTATGGTGATGCTATACTAGAGAATACTGGTTATGCAAAAGGTGGTTCTTATAAGAAAAGTAAAGCCAAGTATGTAAGTTCTGTAATGAAGCTTCTCAAAAAGCAAATGGGTGGAGATTCTGAAGATATACCAAACCCTAATAATGGAGATCCCACAGGTACTAACTTTAGAGAAAATAGATTAAAATCATTTACAAGTAGTGTTAAAAATACAGCGCAACAACAAGCACTTAAAGAACAACTTGAACAACAGTATGATCAAATGATGCAAGAGGGTGGTCAATCTGGAGATTTTGAAAATCCAATGCACCACTTAAATTTATATTCTCAAGCAACTAGAGGTATATTCAATAATCCAATGAACCAAATGGTTCAAGCCAGAAGAGGTATGAACGTTGATCCAGATCTTCCAGTGCAGAATCAAGATCTATTAAATTTACCAAGAGGATTCTCTAGAAGAACTGTAAGAAGATTTGGAAATATTCCTAATCTCAGAGAAGTTGATGTAAGAAGATCTGGTTTATTTGGTCCAAAGGAATATACAATGTACTTTGAACCATCCCCACTCCAACAAATAAGTAACCCTCTCTCGGCAGAGATATATGGTTATGGAGCAAACCAATCAGCTGCAAGAAAACAAACTAGAACTTTTGAGGCTACAAAAACATATACTAATCTTCTTGAAGACAAAGCAGAAAAAGAAGCAGAGAAAGAAGTAAAAGAACAAGTATCTGAAGAACAAAAAGCAGTAGAAGCTGCAACTCAACAAGGCAGTACAGCGCAAGGATCAACAGCACAAGGATCTAATAAGAGAACTCCTGTTAGTACTCAAAGTTATGCAGCAGAAATACAAAGAGATAAGTGGGGCAGGCCTGAAGGTGATAAGTGGTATAACTTTAATCCAGATACAAAACAATTTGAAGGTGAGTCACTACCATTCCAAAGAGTAGAAGGAAGTGATTTTTTATATGGGCGCACACCAGAAGGACAGTGGGCATATCTAAATCCTGCTGCCGCTGCATATTATCCTGTTAGTGAGGGCAGTCCTAATATGAAAGCTCTAAAAGCAGGTCAATCTAAATCTGCATCATTTGTTACTTTAGATTCTAAACCAGGATACTACTATAGAGTAAGAAATGATGGTGCATATGTAAAGTTCCAGGGGGACCCTCTAACACATACTGCAAGTACTAAACCACTTGAAGTTATTACATCAGGAGACAAGAGACATGCTTACATTAAAAAGAATGCTAAAGCTAGTTCCAATGTATTACCTGCAGTTATGTTTGGGCAGCCTTCTGCTAGTCCTAGTTCTAATAGTTTAGACATCTATAATCAGATGGTAAATAAGATGTATGGACAACATCCTGCTCTTAAACAACTCATAACACAGCAGTATGGTGGGAATATAGAAAATCCATTTGCCAATCCAATGGAACCCCTACAAAAGTTTATAGGTGGTGGTTATGATCCTACAGAAGCTCAGATAGATTATTCAGATTCTATTGATACTTCAGATGCATATTTCCAAAGAGGTGGTAACTTTATAAAGAACTTTGTTCCCGCTAATCTTACTGATGGTAACAGACAAGCTGTTGTACAAAAGATCTATAATCCTGTAACTGGAGAGACTAGACAACAATTTGTTCCAGGTCCTGGAAATCAACTTGCAGCAATTGATGTAAGAAAAACAGGTTTAACAGGTAGACCTAAGAAGTATACTGTTTATTATGGTGCTGCAGGTGATCCAAGATATTCTAACTTGATTACTATGGATGGAGCTAAAGGTGAATCAGGTAAAAAAGCTTCTGGTAATAAAACTACATCAAGTAAATCTGAAAGACAACAAGCACTAGAAAATGCTGGATATGGTGATAGAACTGATGTAACTGGTCTTAAAGGTAAATCTAAAAGAGCAATTAGACAGGGAGAAAGACAAAGAGATAGAGATCTTAAAAAACTCTATAAAGAAGATCCTACTAATGTAGAGTTTGAAAAAACTAATATCAATGCTCCATATGATTACCAGATAGAGCAACCTATGCAGATCAGGAGTGCACAAGATGAACTAAACAAACTTATCAAACAAGGTCCAGAACAACTAGTAACACAAAAACAAATTGATGATCTTAGATCTCAAGTTAACATGGACTGGTTTCCGCAGAAGGACAAAGAGTTGGATGATTATTTTATGGATCTATTTAATAATCATAAGGAATATAGAGATCTTGCCATAGAAAATAATTTTAAGGATCCTGATGGAAAGACTACAGATCAAGAAAGAAACATAGAAAGAGCTTCGACACTTATACCTAATTATGATTTAGATTGGGTCTTCTCTAATACAAAATCAGATGATATCAATAAACGTTATGATCTTAATGTAGATCCAAATAACCTTCTAGATCCTAGACTCCAAGTTGAAGGTATAGATGCAAACAGAAGAGTAGAAGATTGGTACAGAAAACCCAAAGAAGTATCTGATGATCCAATGCTTCAAGATAATGGGGATGATGCGGCATGGGGACTACCAACTTCACCAGAAGAAAGAGAAGCGGCTGCTGCAGCTGCACTACAGGATAATGTTGCATATGAACTTCCTCAGGGAGACTATAATGAAGATTCTGGATGGGGTGAAGTAGGTGCTAGATCTTTCCAAGATTATGTACCAGGAATTGGACCAGCTGCGGATGAAACAGATCAATTTCCTTCATTTGAAGAACAATACCTACAAGAAGGTTATCAACCTGCATATTCACAAGATATGCTTGATAGAGCATCTGGTTTAAGAATGGCCCAACCTGAGCAACCAATGACTGATATGGGTGCATGGTCAGGTATGGGATCTTCAGCAGATATAGTTTCTCCTGGTGTAAATCCATTTGAGCTACCTACAATGATTGATCCAGGTGGAATACCTAGGTACTTAAATGACTACTACTCACCATTTGAGCAGCCAACAAGATCTGCAAGACCTACTGCACCTACTGCACCTACTCTAAACCAACTCAGAGCACAACAGCAATCTAGACCAAACGCAAATAAACAATACACTTATAATGTAGATACGTCTGGTGCTACTAAAGATTCAGACTATATTGCTGCAATGCAAAGAGCTCGTCAAGATGGTGTAGTTACAAATGCAGAAGCAAATGCTGCACTAAGAGGTTATAAGCAGAAGATAGCTGAAAAGGAAAAAATTAAAGTTGCATCACAAGCTCAGAGAACTATTGATCAAATTATGAATAGTAGTTCTTCTAAATCTGAAAAGATAGCGGCTAGAGATAAAGTTCTTGCTCAACTGCAACAGAGATTTGAGATAATTGATAATAGTGTAGGTAGCCGCAAATATGGTGGTGCACTGAGTAGATTTGTAGATGGTGGTAATAACCAACCCTTTACAGGTGAAAACCCTGTGGCTTATACAAACAATCCTATGATGCAAGGTAAATCTGATTTAGATCTTATCACTCTCAATCAAGGTATACAAGGAGCACAAGGATCAGTGAACTGGGGCAGTATGGCTTCAAATCCTGCAAATGCAACATATACAGGTGCACAACCAGAACAATATAAAATTGATCCAAATCAAAGAGAAGAGTATCAAGTTGCTAAAACTTATTCTGAACCAATGGCTGTTGATATTAAAGTTCCTATGTCACAAGCACAAAGAGAAGCTAGTTTAATTACAGGTAATGCACTTATGAGAGGTGTAACTGGTATCAAGAATAGAAGAACAGATGCTCAACAAATGGAAGGTTTCTATGATAATTTCAGTGCTGATAATCTTTATGCTTCAGATCCAAGTAGAGACCGTGGAGACTATGCAGAATCAGGACTATATAGACCAGATGAACAAGGTCAAGTATGGAACAGTAGATCTGCTCAATACGGTGGTTATATAGATGATGACTTTGAAGATGGAGAAGAAGTTTATATGACTGATGAAGAGATCAAAGAGTACATGGCAAATGGTGGCCAAATAGAATTTATTTAACTTTATATCATGTTAAGAAAAGTAAGAATTATTAAGTCAGCTCCTAAAGCAAGAACCGGGTACCAAGTACAAGGTTCTCTTGCTAATGATGTACCTGCATTTGGTGGAGCAGACTATAATGCCTACATAGGAACCCCTAATCCTGAAGTATCTAAAACTATTACTGCAGTACCTAGAAGTATTGCAAACTTAGAAGCTGAAGGTGGAGAGACTGTAGTAGGTAATCTTGATGGTAGTAAGATGCCTTCATTTAAAACTATTAAGGGACCAAGGCATTCTAATGGTGGTGTACCACTTTTATTACCTGAAGATAGTTTTATCTTTAGTGATACTAAATCTATGAAGATTACAGATCCAAAAATGTTAAGCATGTTTGGACTATCTCCTAAGAAAGGTGGGTATACTCCTGCAGAGATATCTAAAAGATATGATATAAACAACTATAGAAAAATTCTTCAAGATCCTAATTCTGATCACATTTCTAGAAAGACAGCAGAGATGATGATTAAGAACTATGTAATGAAACTTGGAGCTCTTGCTATTGCTCAAGAATCTAAGAAAGCATTTCCACAGGGAATACCTTTAATTGCAAGACCTTATATGGAAGCTATGGGACTTAGAGATGAAGATCTTATACCAGAGCTTGCACAAGAGGAACAGCAAGAAAGTGCGCAGTATGAGCAACAAGAAACACCACAATATGAGCAAGAAGAGATGATGTCTCAGGAGATGCCAATGGGTGAGTACGGTATGTCATTAGGTGCAGGTATGTCTCAAAACTACATGGGTCGTAAAAGAAGAATGTATGCTTATGGAGGTGATCTACCTATTGCTGAAGATGGCACACCAAGACCTAAAACAGCTACAAAAGTAGATCCAGAAGCTTACAAGAAGAGTACCTGGGAAACCAGAAGTGATGCACAAGGTGAGTACAAGTACAATCAAACAAGAGGTCAAGTAGAAGGTAGAAAAGAATACGATAGACAACAAGCACCATCTGGAGGTTCTAATCCTAATCTAATTTCTGATCTATGTAGAAATATGAAAACTAAGGGTAGTAGACACTATGGTAAAACTGCTGAGGAAGTTCTTGCATATGCTGGATATAAACCGGGTTCATCCCTATATAGTAAACACTTGGTTACTCTTAAAGCTTGTGAACAAAAAGGTGAAGTGATTGAAGAGCAAGCTATTTATACAGAACAACCACCATCAACAGATTGTCCATGTAAAGATAAAGATGGAAATGTAATACCTGGTAAGTTTGCAAAGAGAGATGAGAATGGTAAATGTCTTCCTTGTCTAGAAGAATGTGAATGTAAAAAATCTGATGGTTCTACATATACTGTTGGTAAAGATGCTAATGGTAATTGTGAGAAATGTGAAGAAGAAATTGATACAGAAACAAATACTGTAGTAGATACACCGCAATCAGATCCTGAATGGTGGTTACAAGATACTGTAAATGCTGCAGGTGCTTTTGGTGATCTAATGAGTGTTAGAAAACAAATGCCATGGGAAGCAAGAGTTGATCTTGAAGAACCAAGACCTACATTCTTAGATATTACATCAGAAGCAAATCAATTAAATGCATTAGCTAATGTTAATGCTCAAGCTTTAGCTAGTACAGCTAGTCCTCAAACTACTGCTGTAAATTTATTAGCAAATCAAGGTAAATTAGCGGATCAAGTTGCAGCAATGCAATCTAGATATAACAATCAAAATGTAAATATTGCTAATCAATTTGAAGGAACACAAGTTGGTATCAGAAACCAAGAACAACTTATGAACCAACAAATGTCTAATAGACTCTATGATAAGAATGTTATTGCAAATCAGCAATTCCAAAATGCTAAACGTCAGGGAAGAGCTAACATGGCACAAGCATACAATACTGCAGTAACTAATAAATGGAAAGCAGATGCTGAGAACCAACTTAGAGAAGATGTTAAACTACATCCTGGAGTAGGTGGTAGAGTAGAGATGCAACCAACTGCTAAGAACCCACAAGCTACTAAGCCAGAAATGACAATGGAAGAATTTTATGAAGCTAATAAGGGAATGCCTGAAGGAGTACTTAAAGAAATGATGAGAATTAAGTATGGTAAGAAGTATGGTGGACCTACTAGTTTTAGAGATGGAGGCTATATTTATACAGTCTTTCCAATTGTAACACTCTAGTCTTAAACTTTTTAAGTTTAGTAAACTTAAAAAATTTTAATATTTTTATAATATAAAGAATTACTTATGGCAACCTACTTACAGGGAGTTACAGATTACATACCACAGTTTCAACCGTTTCAACCGGATCTGAACTTCTATGATAATGTAATGCAAACAAAGCAGACCCAGTATGATAATAACTGGAAAGCTTTGAATACTATGTATAGTAAATACTACTATGCTGATCTCACACGTGATAACAATGTTAAAGCAAGGGATTCTTTCATTAAAGATGCTCAGTTTAACTTAAAGAGAATCTCTCAGTTAGATCTATCTCTTGAACAAAATGTTCAACAAGCAGCTCAAGTATTTAGACCGTTCTATGAAAACCAAGACCTAATGAAAGATATGGCTTGGACAAAAACTAAGAACACTGAACTTGCAGCAGCAGATAGTTTTAGAAAATCTCTTGATCCTGAAATGAATAAAAAGTACTGGGATACAGGAGTACGTGAAATTAATTATCTAACAGAAGAATTTAAGAATGCTACTAATGAAGAAGCATTAGGCTTTAGTAATGTAAGATATACGCCAAATATAGATATCATGGGCAGAGCTCAGGAAATTGCAAAAGAATTTGGTGACATTCAAACTGTTAAGTTTACTGAAGATAAGAGATGGATTGTAAAGACTAAGAATGGAGAACAACTTGAAGAACCACTTCAAAAGTTATTTGAAGCTAGATTAGGTAATGATCCATCTGTACAATCATACTTTAAAACACAAGCATACGTTCAGAGAAAGGACTATGCTATGGCAAATGCTGCACAATTCAATGGTGATAAAAATGCTGCTGAAATGAAATACCTTCAAGATAAGTTTAATATCATGAAGATTCAAAATCAGAATGCTTACAAACAAATGAAGGAGCAGAATGCTGTATATGATAATAAGATAGCAGATATCCAATCTCAAATAGATAAGGGTAATAAAGATCCACTTCTACAAAAAGCACTGGATCAATATACTATGAACAAGGATATCAATAATGAAGTACTAACTAGGATTGAAAAAGAGAATGCTTTGATGGAAACAAATCAAGCAGATCCAAATAATCCTTATGGTGATATCCAATCATTTAGATACAAAGTTGATTCAGGTGTTGCATCTCAACTAATGAGCAAATCTTTGGGTGAAGCAGCTCACACATATGCATTTAGAAACTATTTTGAAGATCTTGATGCTAATCCATATCAAGTTAACCAAGAGAAGTTCCAACAGAATATGGCTCTTGCTAATCAAAAATATCAAAATGATAGAAAGCTTGCTGAATATAAAGCTGGCCTAAAAGAAAAACTTGATGATAGAAAGTACAAACTTGATGCTGGTACACACTTCTTAAATGAAAAAGGTGAACTAGTTGAGAAGTTTGATCAAAATCACTTCTTTACTGAATCTAATGACTCAGGTACAGCAACTGATAAAACAAATGTAAGATCTACAGCTGAGTATGTACAAAAGAGATATACAGAAAACTATGCTAGTCCATACTTTCAGACTATGATGAGAGTTCTTACTGAAGCTACTGATAGTGATACAGGAAAGAAATTAACTCAAAAACAGATCAACTATATTATAAATGGTGATGAGAATAAGTACGCTGATTTAAATAGATGGGCTAATAAGATACAAACAAATGCCAATTCATTCCTTACTGATAAAGTTGGTGAAGGTTGGATGAAAGCTATTAACTATAGATTTAAAAACTTTGTGGCTCAGAATCCACAATTAACTACTATTAAAGATAATCAAGAAGCCCTAGCTACAACAGCAACTAAGTTTGATGACTATTTATTATTCTTAGGTGAGAGTAAGAAGTTTGAGAAAACTCTTACATCTGGTGTAGAAAAAGAACTTGCAAAACAAGGATTTAAGCATGCTAAGTACTTGTATGATGAAAATGGTAATATAAGAAGTAAAGAAGCATTTTTTAGAGCTCTACCAAAAGGTGCAAATCTAGATGCTGAAGGAAAAACTTCAGGAACACCCTTATATGTAAGTAGTGGTTCTCCATTAACAATGGGAACATCTGGTGATACATATGTTAGTGTACCAAAGAATTACTATGAAAATCTTATAAGTGCTGCAAGATCTATTGTAACAGATCAAAATAAAGTATCTAAAATTACAGGAAGACAATCTATACCAGGATTAGAAAAAATATCTGATGGTACAGGTATGTTTGGAAAATCAATGTTTACAACAGTTAATCCAAAAAGTTCTTGGGGTACTTATCACTATGGACAAGTATTAAATAACTTAAGATCACAAGACTTAGGTTCTAATAATGTTAAGATTAGTGTAGGTGGTCTGAGTGTTACCGGATTAAAAAATAGTTTATCTGATGAACAAGGTCTAGCATTTCTACGAGAACTACAAAGAGAAATGGATAAAGGCACCAAAGGGTTTAACTTCAAAATGGGAGTCGCACCTATTGCTCTAAATAATGCAAATAAATCAGCGTACATATTCCAGGTTTCACCTGACTTAATCAAAAGTCTTACAGGTAAACTTGATGATGATGGTAATCTTACAGGAGGTATATTTACTCCAACACAGGCATCAGAAGTTATGACAAATGGTGTATCATTTATAATGGACAAAAATATGTTCAATTCTGATATGTATAACAGTATGTTTGCTGATCCATTAGCTGCTTATGTAGATAGAAATAAAAAGTATAGTTGGTCTGATCCTGTAGATCCAAGATATACAATTAATATTAGTAAATCTGGAATTGGAGGAGATGGTAGCTATCAAATAGATAATTCAATGCCAGTATTTGATGAAAAAACAAATACATGGACAGTTGCTAGCTTTACTAATATTGTAGATAATGCTAAACAAAATTTAAGTGATCTTAGAGATTCAACAATCCAACAAGGTAATCAAGTAAAACTTTATAACAATAACCTCCTTAATGGCTACTGATAACACAAATGAAGGTATAAGCCCTCTAGATAACTTAGGGTCAAGTTTTGGAGGTCTCAATCTTCCTAACACTCCTCAGGCTATGCAGCCATTTGAAGGAGATAGAATCAAAATGGATGAAATTAACTTTCCAAAACCTGATTCTTTTAGACCAATACAACCAGCTTTTGACAGTCTTAGTCAAGAACAACTTAATGTAAAAAGAAATTTTGTAGGCAATGCACCTGGAAAGACTGGTGCTCCAAAGGGTACTGATATATCAGATGTAATATCAGCTATTGGTTCTAATCTAACAGCAACTCTAAAGACCAGTCAAGATAAAAATACTTATGGTAGAATCTATCAATATAACTCTGGTCCAGATAGTAATGCATTCTATAAGAGATATGCTGCATATGGGCAAGAGAAATTTGATAAAATTGGTTTTACTCCCCTTAGAGATAATGAAGCTACCTTTAACGCTAATACAACAGGATGGGATGACTTTAAAAGAATGATGCAATACTCATTCATTCCACTTGTTGGACATGGTTTTATTGCAGGTCCTAAGAGTTTAATAAATGCATTAGGTGGTGATTTTGGTGGAGATCTAGATGAAGCACGTGCATATGAAGAAGCTACAGCAATTGGATACTCATCAAAAGGTGGTGTAGGATCATTCTTTAACAATGCTCTAATGAACTTTGGGTACACTGCTGGTATTATTACAGAAGTGCTTGCTGAAGAAGCTCTCTTAGGTGCTATTACTGGATTAACTGGTGGAGCAACTGGAGCCCTAGCAGCTACAAGAACAGGTGCTAACTTAGCAAGAATTGGTAAGGGCTTTGCGCAAACCTTCTACATGGACAGATTTGCAGCACAGTTAGGAAAAGCAGTAACCAGTCTTAAGAATACAACAGCAGCAAGAAATTTCTGGAAAGCTGCAAACAGTCCTGCAGGTAGATTTTTTAATCCACTTACAAATACATTTGAAGCTGTAGGAAATATATCTAAGATTAGTAAGTTTGATAACCTTACAGGCCTAGCAAAACTTTCTAAAACAGCGGGAGGTTTTTATGCTGATGTAAGAAGACTCAATGCTGCTTTTTCTGAAGCAAGATTAGAAGGTGGTCTTGTAGAGAACCATGTGTATGATAATCTCTACAATGAATACTGGGATAAAAACGGCAAAGCTCCATCTAATGATGAAGAATATCAGATGCTGAAAATGGCAAAAGATGCTTCTAAAGAAACAATAGGTTGGAATACAGCTCTAGTGTATCTCTCTGAAGGTCTTGTGTTTAATAATATATTTACCCCTAAGGGTGGTATGCGTAGACTTCTTGCTGGTAAAACAGAAGAACTCATGCAACTTGCTGAGGGTAGACTTGTTGCTGAAGTAGGTACAAAAGCTGGAACAAAAGCTCAAGAAGTTACAGCAAAATATATCAAAAACTCTTTTAAAGAATCTTGGAAAAAGTTTAAAGCTGCTCCAGTTAGATCTACTCTTAAAGGTATTGGGACATATGCAAAAGCAAATTTTGTAGAGGGTCTCCAAGAAAATGCTCAAGAGACAATTGCTCAAGCAACAGAAACTTATTACAAAGATCTTTATAACCAAAGTGAAGCTCTAAGGAGTCACATGTTTGCTAGAGCTGCTATGACAAACGGTATGAGAAGTAAGTTCTCATACTATTCAGATGCTTGGGCTGAACAAAATCCACTTACTGAAAAAGGATTTGAAACCTTTGCTACTGGTTTTGTTATGGGTATATTTGGTGGTGGTCTGAATATGGTTCCTGGATTTGTATCTAAGGGATACAATAAAATCTTTGATCCAGCTGAATATAAAAAGTACTATGATAAAAAACATAAGTATGGAGAACAACTAGCACAAACTCTAAACGACAATTTATTCAAAGATCCAATGAAGTTCTTTGATGAGAAGTTATTTAATCTTGCAGTTCAAGATGTAGCTGGTAAACAAAAACTATCAGGTTCAAGAAAGCAAGTTATTGATGCTATGACTGATGACTCAATGACAACTGCTATTCTAACTGCTATTAATACAGGAACTCTTGGTGCATTTAAATCACAATTAAACTCATATAAAGAACTTACTGATGTTGAATTTGAAGATGCTTTTAAATTAGAAAAGGGTGAAGGAGCAAAGAGAAAAGCTAAAATTGATTCAGTTCTACAAAGAATGGATGAAATTGAAGCAGACCACAAGGAATACAATGATAGATATCCAGATCCAATAGATCTCTCAGGTTATAAGAAAGGTACAGAAGCTTACAATAAAGCTGCTATATATTTATCTGCATGGCAGAGATCTAGAAACAATGCTATATTCCTAGGTCAGACATTTAAAAATGCTAAACTTAGAAGGGATGATATTAGAAAACTATTAGGTACTAATAAGCCATTATCAAAAATGACTGATACTGAGCTTATGGTTCTATTAGATACTGATAGACTACCTTCTGAAATTGGTATTCTTGAAAATGAAATTGCTGCAGGTAAAGATGTACTATCTGCAAAAGAACTTGCAAAGAAACAACGGAAGTTGGATGCTCTAAAAAACTTTAGAGATAAGGTTGAGTACTTCTATAAATATGATAATGCTGAACTAGAAGGCCAGATATCTAGTCTTAGAGAGCAAGGTAGATTTAAAAATGTTAGAGATGATGAGGGTAACCTCATTGATGAACAAGAAGCAGAGGAGATAACAAGAGATATTATCCGTAAGCAACTTAATATAAAAGAAAGATCTGATAGGAATACTACTCAAGCTGAATCAGAATTAGAACTTGCATACAAAGACTATTTAAAAGCACTAGCAGGTTTAAATAATGATGAGTACTTAGACAAAAATGCTGACAAAGCTTTTGAAGAACTTCTTGATAACTATAAACTAGGTAGAGAAGCTTCAATTCTAAACAAGCATGTAAACCTGTTATATGATCCTAATGAGTTTATGAAACATGTAGAGAGAAACTTTGCATGGATGTCAGACACTTATAACAATAGAAAAGAATACTTTGATTCTCTTGTCAACCAGGAGCTAGATAACATTGAACTCAATGCTCTACTAAACGTACTTGCAAATGATAATGTATATGTAAGTCCAGAAGCTCTATATGAATTTAAGAGAAGTGGAAGAATTCCAACTGAGTTCTTTGATGCAAGTAGAAATATGGTAATACAACCTGGAAGTCTTGAGTACAATAAATACGTACTAATATTCCAGAATGCTCTTAGATTAAAAAATCTTGATCCAAAAGCAAAAACAAATACCAATGAAAAACTATTCTTACAGCTGAACCAATTACATGCTGAAGAACAAAGAGAGCTAAATGCTCTACCACAAAAAGAAGTAAGAGAAGAAAAAGCTAATCTAGATATGCTAGGTAAGCAAACAGTATTATTATCTGAAATTGCAAATCAATTAGCTGATGGTGATACACTATCTGCATTCTATTTAGATAATGGTCAACCAAGAGAAATACTTATATACAAGGATGGTGATGTCTTCAAAGCAGATAACAAAGAGGGAGCTGAAATCAATGTAGAGTCTGTTCAATTTAAACTAATAGACGGTAAGATATTTACAACTAAACAAATTCCTGCTGATCCTATTGCAGCTCAAAAAATTAAAAATGAGTATGCACAGAAAAGAGAACAAGCTATAAGAGCTGCTATTGATGAGGTAAAAGAAACTCCTGAGTCAACAGTTAAAGACTTTGTTCCATTCACAGAACTCACTCCACTTGATGAAATGGATGAAGCTCTATATAAAGATCTACAATTACTATTCAATACACACATAGAAAAAAATAATCTTGAAGAAGAATATGGTAATCTATCAGATGAAGCTGTAAAAGAAAAGTTTCAAGAATTTGTTAGAGATAGTAAAGAGGCTAAAGAAGCCATTGAGGAATATAACTCTAAAGCAAAAGCTGAAAACCTTGAAGCAAAAGCTGCAAATGTTAAAGCACCTTCTATCTATGTTAATGATGTTCTAGTTGACATGAGTACAGTCAGTCTAGAAGAAGCAAAGAGAGTTCTTGCAGATTTAGAGAAACAATATGATGCAAAAAAAGATAGAGACCTTTCCAATGAGGAAAGAGAACAACTACTTATTGATGAACTTCAGATAACTGAACTAAGAAAGTATATTGAAAGTGTAGAGGCTTTAGAAGTAGATGAAGCTACTGGTGAAAAGAAAGCCAAAACTGAGTTAGAAGAACTTGCAGCTGAAACTGCTAAACGCAGAAAACTAGCTGAACAAGCTCTACAAAGAAGAATAGACTTAGTTGAGGAGAAGAGAAAACTAATTGAAATAGAGGAGTCCAATATAAAAGATACCCTAGACTATTTAGAGCAATTACTTGATAATACTGTTGAACTAACAGGAGTACAGGTTGAAGATCTCATAAATAAAATTGCACAATTAGATAAGACAACTGCTCAACTCTTAAAATCTAATCAGAAGAAACAATCAGGTAAGATAAAAGAGAGATCTAGATTATATAAACAACAACTGAGAAGAGAATTTGCTCTATTAAATGATATCATGAATAGAGTACGTGAACTAAAACAGGAACAAGCTCAACTCAATGCAATTAAAAAAGATCTTAAGAAACAAGCAGATTACTATAGAAACTTATTAGCTGATCCTAAGTTTGATCTATTTACTAAAACTGACATCCGAAATAAGATCCAAAGAATTGAAAAGAAAATAGGAACTATTCAAAGACTGATTGAGATCCTAAGGAATGCCATTGCTAGTTCTGTTGAATATATGAAAGAATATCTTTCTATATGGAAGACTCAAAATGCTGCTCTCAATAAAATTAAAAACTCTGGGTTTAAAGAACTTAGTAGAGAAGAGTTTGATGCTCTTGTAAAAGCTGTAGATGAAACTAGTAAACAGGAACTAGAAGATCATTTTGAAACTAAGAGAATGCTGGCTCAACTGGAAAGAGATATCAATGAAAGCATGGACAATGTAGAATTCATTGATGCTGTAAGGGAGCAAGAGCAGAATAGAATGATGCAACTTGAAGGTGCTATACAAAAGTACCAAGATCAAGTAAGATATCTATATGATCTTCTTGAACCGGTTGCTGGAGAAGCTGTCTCTGAAAAATTAAGTAGTGAGGGTCAAAATGGTCCTGTTCCAACAGAAGTACGTACACAAACTGTAGAGGAGTTATTTGAACAAGAAGAAAAGAAAACTATTCTTTCTACATTCTCTCTTGCTGATATTGCTGATCTTGATAATGCTTTAACAAGTGAAAGGGTTGGTAGACCACTTACACCACAAGAAGAAAAACTTGAGTCAGTAAGGTCCATTATAAAAGATGTATTAAGAAATGCATCATTTATAAAACTATCAGAAGATGGTAGCAAGTATGTAAATACTAAAACTGGAAAAGAATATCAGCGTGTAACAAGTTATACTAAAGAAGAAGATATTAAAGATCCTATTCTACCAAATGAAAGTATAGAAGAATACAGAAAGAGATTAACAGACCAGGGTTATTCACCTAAAGATGTTAATAGAAAACTTGTGATGGCTTCTTCTCAAATTATTGGTAATAAGGTAGATGACTTCATTAGAGACTTCTTCTCTGGTAAAGTAAAGGATATTTCTAAATATAACTTTGCACCGGTAGAAGAAATTGAAAAACTTAAAGCTAGACTAGAAGAAATCAAAAAGAACCTTGATGCAAAAGGTGAAATAGTTCTTGCTAATAATGTTGTACTATATAATGATGATCTTGGTGTTGCAGGCACTGTGGACTTATTAACTTTTGATGTAAATGGAGACGTAAGAATCTATGACATTAAAACAATGAGAGGTAACCAATTTGCTGAAACATATGCTGGGGATACAAAAGTTAAATATGAATCTAATAACTTTGGTAAGAGTAATCGTCAGAAACATACTGAGCAACTATCACTATACAGAATTCTATTAAATAATACTCATGGTCTAAAAGCTAAAATGTTGGCTATCATGCCAATAGCTCTTGACTATGCTGGTGGAGATACATCTAGTAATTCAGTTGATTTACTAAAAGGACTTGAGATTATACCTCAAGATGCTGTAGGTAACGCAGTATTAGTAGAACAAAAATCTACTGTTGAAAATGTTCAAGATTCACCACAAGCAACTACAGGAATTAAAGTAGCAACTGATATACAAAAAGAGCTCAGACAGCAATTAAATCAAATGGGTTACTCAAATACTACAATTGACTTACTACCCAAAGCAGAAATTGAGTATATTATAAGAAACGGAATTCCAAAAGAGCAATATGCTAATAGAATTGTTACTGACACATTATCTGATGAGAATGGACACTTCTGGGCACTCAAAGGAGATCCTGTAGTTATAAAATCTATTACAGATAAGGGTGTTAATATAGGAAAAGTTAATAGAAATAGTAGTATCTTTATTACTTTCAAACAGTTACAAGATTCAACAGAAATGAGCACAGCAGTTAAACCTAAAGCACCTGTTGCAAAAGCAACTCCAGAACAACAAACCATTCTGAAAGAAAGCACTGATCTAGCACAAGATGTTATTAAAAAAGAAATTAATAATACAGAAGATAGAATTAAAGATGCTAAACTAGAAGAATTAGAGAATACTTTATTTAATACAGAAATCTGTTAATCAATGGCAATTACTTGTACACTTGGTCGTGATAATATTATTAAACTTTTAGATGCTGTCTACAAGAAAATGCTTACTGTTCCTGAGGGAGAGGTATTTAATGTAGATGAATATATAAACTATTTGTACAATGGTTTTGAAAAAGCACAAAGTAGAGATGTTGCATTACAATATATTCAACAAGTACCGTATGTTATAGGTGCTGTAGAAGCACAACTAGGTGGTGATCTCAAGTTAAATATACCAATTGAAAGACTTAGAGAAATAACAAGAGCTTTTAGAAATGCTGAGACAGGTTTAAATGCTATTGAAGAGTACCTAGGTCTTGCACCAATGACACCTGAGCAACTTCAAGCTAAAGCAAACTACACAGCAAATACACCAACTGGAACAGATGCGGAGCCAGTATCAGAAGGTAGAGCTACTGAGATAGGTGACATTGCTCTAAAAAGTAGGACTATATTCTCATCAACAGGTATTGAGTTTTTAACTCTTGACCCTAAAACAAAAACCGCAGAGACTGTAGAAATAATTGATAAAGATAAACTTAGAATCTATAATACAATTTCTAGAATCTATAATGCTACATACAACTTTGATAGTACACTAGGTAATCCAGTGTATCAGGGTCAAGAAATAACACTTGTTCCTGTTGCTCTAAACAAACTACCAGCAGATCAAATGACTGATGAGCTTAGTGCCCTGTTGGCTAAAATGAACGCTATTAATAAACAGGGAACAGGTACAGGAAAAGTATCCCTTCCAAGTGAAGTATTCTTGTTAGTAGTTTCTGATAGAAGTGGTAATCCAATTTACTTTAATGAAGTAGGAGATATAACAGATAAAAAAACCGGTAAACTAGTTTATCAAACACTAAGAGATGTAAGAGAAACTAAAGATGGTTATGCTGTAACCAACATGTACGGTTATGAAAAGATAATCACTCCAGCTGAAGAAGCTAATCTCCGTTATAAAGAAATGGGATATACTTCAAAAGTTGACTATGAAAAACAGACTGGAAAATCATTTAAAGATTTAATTGAAGAAGTAAGATTACAACAACAAGAAGAAGCTAAACAACTCTTTAATCTTAGACAAAAACTAATTAAAGGTGAGAAGTTTAAACTCACCATTACAGGTGCAAGTAGAGGTGTTTCTAATAAATCTATAAAAGAAAATATTAGACTAGATCAAATAGATTCTTTCTACGCAGAACTTGCAACTGAAATCTTAAATAGTATTAGGATACTAGATACGCCAGCATACGGTCTTAAACAAGGAGAAGCATATATTATGCTTGGAGAAGGTATTGATCAAATTTATGCTCTAGATAGAGCTGATGTCAAGCAAGAACTTGCTGATAAGATTGGTCAGATACTAACTTCAAATGATCTCTCAGCAGATGAGAAGTTCAAACTTTACTCACAGTTTTATGCTGAGGAAATAGTTGATGTACCAGATAAAACAAGAAGACACCAAGTATACTTTGATAAAGATACTGGAGTTCTAACATTTGAGTACTATGAGTTTACTAAACAAGAAATGGATGCAAAGGGCATCAGTCTAGAGAATAATCCAGTTAAACAAATTGATTTAACTTCTCCAAGAGAAGGAGCCCTTAAGGATATAGTTTATGTTCTAATGCATGGTAAATCATCTGCAAAAGGTAAGAGATACCCTGCAAAGTTTGACTATAGTAGAGATCTAATCAAGCAAGGTACATACTCTGATTATGTAAATGGTGAGATTGTAGAAAAGAGCTACCATGAGTTCTTAAAACAACAGGGAGCAGAAATTTTCTTAGGTAAGAAAGGTGGTCTACCACTATTCAACTCTTACATTAAGTTTGCTGCACCCAATACTATAGTAGCTGAAGTTGCAGGTACTAATGAGGAACCGGTTGATAACAGATCTGAGATACGTAAGTTTAAGGACAAAATGGTGGAGGAGATCTTGTTTGCACCAGAAAAATCTATTAAAGCTAAAGTTACTGATGTAACTCCAATACAATCAAATGGACCAACTACCTATAACTATAATGTAACTATTGAAGGTCAAGAAGGCACACATAGATTCTATGGTGCACAGGCTAGAGTAGATGTAGGTGATACTTATTATCTAACAGTTGAAGATGTTATTGATAATGGTTTCTTATATAAAGATGTTGTAAAGGCTCGTGTAGAATCTCAAAAGAGTGGCATTCTTGATATGGGTTCTCTTGGTGAAACAGATTTTAAAACTAATGAGCCTGCCAGAGAACCAATTCCTGTTCAAACTGTAACTGCAGCAAAAGAAGCACAAAAGGAAAGTTTAGATAAAGTTGAACCCTTTCCAAATACTGTAACTGAAGATCAAGCTGCAATGGGTGATGTAAATCTTACAAACCCACAGAACACTGCACAGCCTGAAGATGCTTCTGATATCAGTGATCTAATAGCTAGTTTTCAGTTAGAAAGATCTTCTAAGTTACCAAATGGAGTTACTGCAGCACAAGTAGAAAAAGCACTTGAATGGTGGAGTAACTCTCCACTTTCTCAGTATATCAAACTTATACAAGCAGCTAACATTGTAAACTCTGATGTATATGCTAAGTTTGTAGCAGCTGGTGCAAGATTAATTACAGATAAAAGCCTTGACCTTGATGGTAAACTAGGTGCTATCATAATTAATCCAACTACAGGTGGTACAATGGTTGACGGGTACCATGAAGCATGGCACGTTTTCTCTCAGTTGTTTTTAACAAAAGAAGAGAAAAGAGCACTATATGATGAAGTAAGAAAATTAAAACCTGAATATGCTAAACTATCTTCAAGAGAAGTTGAAGAAATGCTTGCAGAAGATTTTAGATCCTATGCTCTTAATCCAAAAGTAATTAAAGGTCAGACTAAAAGAAACACACTCTTCAGAAGAATTCTTAACTTCCTCAAGAAGTTATTTAGAATTAACCCATCTACAACAGATTTAATTAGAAGTGAGGAACTTGCAACAGAAGGTGTTGCTGGTGAGTTATTCCAAAACTTATACTTTGCATCTAAGAATCCAGCATTACTTAATAACTACACACCATTAATAGACAATGTTCTATTAGATGAACTGAACCGTGGTATTGAGTTAGCAGGTAATAAGAATGAAGATGCACTAACAGATTATGATTCTGCAATTGCTATTGAGTCTATTGACTCTCTCTTAGCTGAAGTAACAGATGCTACTTTTAAAAGCAAGGGTGCTTTAGATGCTAGTGTATCTATCATTACAAATGAAGAAAATAAGGCTAAGTTCTTCAACTTTGCTAAGCAAAGATTTGAGAAACAAATTAAAGATATCCAAGATAAATTAGAAGTAAAGCCAGCTAAATCTTTTAACTCTTTTGAAACTCTTAAGAACCTTGAAGACAATGCGGTTGCTATCCTTAGAACTACTAAGGGTGATGATAAGTATGTTTTCCTTAGAGGTCAAGTTGAAGATTTTAATAATCTAGACCTAAACACTAAAGGTGGTGAGAGAATTAAGGGTGAATTATTTGGTGGTGTTGTTGAAATTATAGGTGACTATTTTAATCACAATAAGATAAAGGGTAGGAATGAAGCAGGAGCAGGAATAATTATAGTAAATACTATTGAAGAAGCTCAAGCTCAATTTGATGCTTATGCAAAAGCACAAGAAAAATTAGATAAGGAATCAAGATCCTATACAAATATTGAACTATTTCCAGATAGAACTGTAAATGCATTTGAAGTTAATTATGATCAAGGACAACTCTTAGATAATCTAAGGATCCTTCAGTCAATGGTTAACAACTGGGAGAACACAATTAGGTACTTTACTAAAAACTCTGCGTTTAACATCATGACTAAAAAAGTCACTGTTAAAATGCAAGAAGAAGATCCTACTGATGAAGCTCAGACAGATCCAACTAAAGCACAGACATTTGATAAGACCTATGATGTAAACCTACTAGACATTGCAGATAAAGAAGTAGTATACATTCTCAAAAGTTTATTTGCAGTAACTAGAGACAATAGTGGTAAACCTATATATCAGTACAATAAACTGGGGTATAGGAAGCTTGCAAACTATAAGAAGGTTTGGAATGCTGTAGTACGAGCTACTAATAGCACAAAGGACCCACAAGAGATGTACAAGAATATTGTCAATGCTGTAGCTACTTATCCTGAGTTACAACAACTTGTAGAGAGTAGATTACCTAATCCACAACTTGTTGGTGCTCAGGGATATACAGGAAATGTAAGTAGAGCATTTGATATCACAACATCTTTCTGGTCTGTATTTAGTTTACCCAGAGTCCCTTATATGCAGTTAACTGTATTCAAGGACGGTGATAATGTTACTGGAGTTGAAGTAACTAATGCTGCAACAGATATTGGTAATACAATTAGAAAGTTTGAAAACAACTTTGCATCAAGACTAGACAGCTACTTTACACGTAGAGATGAGAACAATAAAACAGTACTAAAACTTGGTGCTGTTGTAGATGCATTCAGTGATAAAGCTGGTAACTTTATATCAGGTAGAGAATTTGAATTCTTAAATGCTATTGGATTTAGCCTTGATGATATTGGTAAAATTAAAACTGCTCTATCTAATCCCGCAAACAAACAGAAGTTTGGAATTGATTATATCTTCAAAACAGTAAAAGATCTATATGAAGCAGAAGCTGCAGGATCAATGACTGATGCTGCAAGAAGATATCTAAATGACTTCATTTCTAAACCAATTACTACATTAAAAAAGGGTGTTGAGCCAGGAGTAATAGGTTTAAGAAATAGTTTCTTATTTACAAGAGGTTCAAAGCAAACTCAGATTGATAAGATCATTGAACTACAAAACAAATTTGGTGCAGCATCTTCAACATTTTCAGTTCAAAATCCAGAGAAGAATAGAGTAAATGAGCATGTCAATGATAGTACACTAACAGTTATTGCAGATGGAATCAATACTTCTGCAATGAGAACTGATATGTATAGATTCGGCAAGACTACACAGCACTTGGATCCTAAAATGAATCCATTTGCTGAAGTATCTCTTGCACTAAAATCTATGTTCCTTCCTGA